TGTACCCTATCCAGAACGTCTTTATGAGTCCGGAATACTCCTATACTCTAAAGGATAAGGAATACATCATTTTCAAGGAGGAAGGCGTACCCCTTGACAAGCTGGAAGCCGAAGCGGCAAGGATGGGGTATTTCAACCTCCATATCCTTCGGGACATAGGCAAGAAATCAGAGGACGAACGAGGCCATGAGACATACAACAAGGAAGGAAAAGAGGACACCTCCGCGCCTACGGTCCCCCGTTTTGACCTACTTGAACGGTGGGGCAAGCTGCCGCTTTTAGTCAAGTCTTCCGACGAGAAGGGAAGGCCGACCGATTACGAGGTAGGGATTGACACGGACGGCAACCCGAAGAAGGAAGCCGTGTATTACGACTGTATCGTCACCACGGCTGTCACGACCGGAACGACCCCGAACATTGAGCACCTTATCCGGTTTCAGCCGAGTCCGTACAGCAAGCGGCCTATGGTGCGGTTCCTATGCTATGTGGACCCCTTGAACGACAACGGATTCGGTGACGGAGAGGTCAACCGGGAACTCCAGATAGCCATAAACGACGGCTTTAACCTGATGAACTATCGGACTAAATTGGCTACAACCCCGGCGTTTATTGGTAGGAAATTCAGTGGATTACCTGAGAAAGTTAGAGTATCCCCAGAGTCCGTAATCATGATGGAGGATATTACTCAAGATCTCAGGGAACTCCAGATTGCCGACAACATCCAGGGTAGCATCGTCCAGAACCAAATGCTGACAAGCCGTATGGACTACGCCATGGCTACAAGCCCTGTAACGATGGGTGTAGAGCCTGACCGCCGGGAGACGGCCACAACGTCGTCAATCGTCAATCAACATAGCAACATCCGAATCGGCATGAAGAGCATGGCCCTTGAGTTCATAGGGTTCACGGAGTTTTACGATATGCTTTTAAGCCTTTGTAATGACTTCATGCTTCCCGAAACGCTGGAAGGGATACTCGGGGAGTACGCTCAGTTTTACAACCCGGCCAGGGAAGACAAGTTCAAGCCCGTATCGCAGGCCCTTGAGACGGAAGACAGTAAGGCCGTCAAGATCAGAATGTGGGATCAGGTGCTTGGAAGGGTAGTCAACTTTCCGAACCCCAAGACGCCCATGGTTGTCAACTACATCATGGGGCAAGTCCTCGAACTCATGGGAGGGGATTTCAAGGCGTTCAAGAAGTTCATGTTTGAGGAAGACCCCAAACTGAACGCCTACTACCAACTGGCTACCGGGGGGCAGATGCCCGGCGGGGCAGGGCAACAGCCTGGTGGTATGCCGGGAGGCGGGCCGCAGAACCAGACGGGTCTTCCCCAGGGGCAGGCTGAACAGGCTAACCGTATGAACATGACACAAAGGGGGATGGCGGTATGACGGAGGAACAACGGTTCGACATCAAGGAGTATATCACAAGGTTTCCTGAGTCCCTTCAAGAGATTGCGATGAAGGAAATCTTCGTGGGGGAATTGCTCAAAAAGGTCTTTCAGACAAGCGAAGGCAAGGCGATCCTAAGCGGAGCGGTTGACCTTATCACGGCAAAGGTAGGCCAGATTCTTGCCCTTGCTGACAAGGGATTTGACAAGAACAAGGAGGACATCAAGCAGGCATGTCTTGAAGTCAAGATAGCCCGGCAACAGATGACGATGTGGGCAGAGGCATTGACGAAACGAGAAATTCACGAAGAACAGGCGAGGAAGCTGAAGAGGTAGTTTTACAACTGTAATCTTAGCTTGCCGGTCGGCCAACTGGCAAGTTTTAAGAGCAAATTAAGGGCGGCAGTGTGGTGCCACACCATCACATTGTCGCCCTTTTTTTGCAACCACACAAACTAACAGGAGGAAAGCACAAATGGCAGACGAAACCGACACTGGCGCACAGCCCCAGGAAACACCCCCTGGCGAAGCGGCCCAGCCGGAAGGACAAGCCGAAGGACAGGAAACACAGGCCCCCGAAGGCGAAGCTCAACCGCCCGCGCAACCGGAACCGAACCCCGTTCAGCAACTTGAAGAACGGCTGTTTCAGCGGATGGCATCATGGACCGGCAGGCGCGAAAAGGACATGCTTCAAGCTATCGGGACGCTTATCGACCAGAAGACCCAAAGACCAGCGGCAGACCAGCCGGCGGCATCATCAGGGCCGACCATCTATGACGACCCCGACAGATGGCTGGAACACAAATGGGAAGATCTTTCAGCCCGGAAGAACCAGGAAAAGATGCAGTTTTTTCAGAAGGCTATGGTAGCAGCGGCGGGGGAAGTGCTGAATAACCCTCAGCTTGCGGCGGTCAAACAAGACCTCGCCAAAGAGATCCAGGCTGCGGCTCCACGGATGAGGATGGACCTCCCGCCCGACGCGGCTGGTGCCCTGCTCGCCAAGGAAGCGGCCATGAACTACTTCCTGAAAAGGAACGCTCAACCGGCCAACCCTCTTGCGGGAAACAAGCCCGCTGGGATGCCTCTTGGTACGGTATCTGGCAAGGTCACGACCACGGCTAAGAAGTCCAGTATTCCTAAGGACCTGTCTCCACAGGCCCGAAAGTACATGGACTACCTTGGGTGGGGGAACAAGGAACTTGAAGAGGTGTTTGGAAAGTAGCCTATGGACCGAGTGCCGGAACTAACAGAATACACCTACAGATGCCAATACTGCGGCATGGAGTGTGTCAAGAAGGCCATGCCGTGGTCCGGGCTAGGTCCGACTAAATTAGGGAACTACGGTGGGAACGCGACTCCCACCCCAACAACTTACGTCGAAGAGATGTACGAAACCGGCTCCATTTCGTTCACCGCGGAATCCGGCGATGATGCCGCGTACCTAAGTGATTCTAAATGCTTGTTCGGCGAAAATCTTCTCAGAGGCGGCATGGCTATCCGTATTGCAACGGATAGCGGGACAAACGACGGTGACTATACCGTCGCGGTCAGAGGTTTAAGCCGATGTACGTTGACGCTATCTGACGATGATAGCCTTACAACGGAAGACGCTGCAACCGCTGGCACGGTAACAATATCAAGGATAATTTATCAACCAAACGTAGGAACCGGGTGCGGTTTTTGCGGGAGTTTGAATAGTAAATAAACCCTTTCAAGTAATCGGCTGCAAGAAGTGTAATGTGGCCGACTTATAGGAGATAAGACAATGGCAGGTTTTGAATATGCAGGGAGTTTGGTAGGCCCTCACGCGCCTATCGTTCGTACCGGGTTGCACACCTCCGAAACCATGTATGAAGGCCAGCTTTGTATGCCTGGGATTACTGCCGGGACGGGTGGGCATGTGCAGATTGCGGATGTTGCTGGAGAGGCCCAGGAAGACGCCTACAAGATCATGGGTATCGTGTCCGGTGTTGTGGATGGGTCCCGAACCTATAATTCGACGTACTTCGGGAACAGCACGACCTACAGCACGACTCAATCGGTGGTCGCGTTGACTGGTCCTTCCGAGGTTCAGGTTACGCTGATTATCCCCGGAATTACCCTGGTTAAAGGCCCGATCTTCAATGGGGCGTTCGGAACGGCTCTTACGGAAGTCACTGTAACTACCGCAAGTTCCGGCGGAACGACCATCACCAGCACCAGCAACGCGGTTACGGACATCATGGATTCGTATACCACGGCGTATTGTCGGAGTGGGGCGAACCGTGGGCAGTACCGGATCGTCACGAACTGCGGGACCGGAGCGAACGTGGTTACGGTTCCGTTCAAGTACGGGATTGCGGTTGGCGACAAGTTTGTGCTGTCTGCCGGTGTGCTCGGCGTAGCCCCGATCTATTTCGGCGCGACCGCCAACTACATCGACGGCAACTATACCATGACCAACTACTATTTCGCGTACTATCACGCGATCAACCTGGAAGAGAGTGGCAAGGAATTTGCCGTGTTCTCTCTGTGGAATGGATACCATCAGCATACCTAACCGATATCGGTTTACAGGAGTATTTGACAAATGGCTAACCCATTGACCGACAAGCAGTTTATCAGGCTCTTGGACAAGCGGCTGGACAAGGTGTTTTACGATCAGTACGACGCCCTTCCTTCCGTGAAGGAGAACTTGTTCAAGGTTGTCAAGGACAGTAAAGCATGGTCCGAATATTACGGAGTAGGGGCAATTCCCGACCCTGAAGAGTTCCAGGGCCTTGTGCAGTATCAGGGAATGTCTCCTTCGTATTGGACCAAGATCACCCCCAAGGAGTACGCCGGGGGCATGATCGTTCAGAGGCTTTTGCTCGATACCGATCAGTACGATGTGATCGACAGCCGGGCGAAGGGCCTTGGCGAGGCGGCAAAGCGCAAGATGAACAAGATCGCGCATGAGCCGTTTTGGTATCACGATTCTTCCGCGTTCACCTTTATGGAGAACGAGGAAGGTGTGGCCCTGTGCTCCAATTCCCACACCACGAAGTCGGGTACGTCCACGACCTACGGGTTCGACAATCTGTCAACCCTGTCCTTCGATGCCGTGAACCTTGAGGCCGTTCGCATTCAGGCCAAGGGCTTCAGGAACGACATCTCGGAGCGGATCGATACCAACTTCGATACCATCATCCACGGGACGAACCTATCCGAGGCCGTTTGGGAAGTCATGAACAGCCAGGGCAAGGTGGACGTGGCCGACAACAATGCCAACTTCCAGAGGGGCAAGTGGAAATCCATTGAGCTTCCGATGCTTGACGACGACGATACGAACGACTGGTTCCTGGTCGATTCGGCCCGCATGAAGGAATGGCTTGTGTGGATCGACGCCACCCCGCTTGAGTTCGGCAACACGGAAGATTTCGATACGATGATGAGAAAGTATCGTTCGTATTTCCGGTGTGGTTGGGGGTGGATGGACTGGAGATTTGTGGTCGGTTGCTCGGTAAGCTGAAAAAGCGAATGATACCAACCATTTAGCTAGGGTAAGGGGCGGTGAAAATCCACCCGGCACCGGGTAGAAATGCCCGGTGTTCCTAAAAGGAGACAACATGGGATTTACGCATTTTCCGCACGGAGTAAGCTCATTTGGAATGCCTGTTATCGGTGGGGGAATACCGCCTACTTTCGGGAATGTATTTTTTGTGGACTACCGGAATGGCAATGATAACAACAGCGGAAAGGATACGGCCCACGCCTTCAAGCTGTTGAGCAGGGCCTATACCGCCTGCACGTCGAACGCAAACGACTGCATCCTGATCGACGGTGACTCTGCGGTTGTCGAAACGGCTATGATTACATGGTCGAAAAACCGCATTCACGTTTTCGGATGCAATGGCCCGCCTCCTGGCCTTGGGTACGGGTCGGGCGCGAGGGTATCTCTCGGCGTGACAACCTCTGCTGATGACACGGCTACGCTGAGGGTCACGGGCGTCAGAAATACCTTCACCGGGATCAAGTTCGAGAACAGCAACACCCTGGCTACGTGCCTTCACTGCGTCGAGGAAGCTGGAGAGTATACCCGGTACAACAACTGTGAGTTTTACAAATCCACCCTGCTTACCACGGACCAGACGGCTGAAGTGCTGATGAACGGCGACAGTTCACAGTTTTATGGATGCACTTTTGGCGACCTTGTGAACGAGCGCGGGGCGTCCGGCGTGGAAAGGCCGAATGTCAAGCTGGACAGGGAAACCGTAACCGGCAAAGTCTGTCGTGATGGAGCTTTCGTGGATTGCCTCTTTCAGCATAAGGCGGCTCACGGGGACGCGTGCTTCTTCTATGGGCACAATGCGACCGATGTTGAGCGCAGGTTGCTCATTATCCGGCCCGTGTTCTGGAATTGTGTCCTGGCAACTTCGGCAGTTGGTGATGCGGTTGATTTCGGAGCGGCTCAGACGACCGGCGATGTGCTGATTGTTGACCCGGCTGCCATAAAGACTACGGCCCTTGGAGGGGCAAGCCTTAATGTGTACGTCCAGGGTGCTGTTCCGACTGCGGCCACAACGGGTATCGCTGTTGAGGTGGCGGCGTAAACATGAGCGTAACCATAGTCCAAACTTGTCAGAAGTGTTTCGGGTCTGGTGTTTATTACAAGGATACCCCTAACGGCATGGTTGAAGAGAACCCGTGTCCACTGTGCGATGGGAGCAAGGTTTTTGAACTGTGCCGGGTGCATTTACCAAGCGGGGTGTTCAGAGGCGATGAAGTGTTTGAGGCTATAGACCAGACCGAATACGACGCGCTAACCGGAACCCAGGCTAGTAAATGCGACAAGGTTCTTTCCTGTGCCATGGTCAATCTCAATACAGGGTCCAGGGCAAGAACCATTCTGGCGGGGCTGTTTGGCGCGGGGACGACAACTAGGGCTAATTTACAGGCATTATTGGATGGTTGAACCTTTTAGCTTGCGGATAGGCCGAGAGGCCGAAAAGGGAGGTCCCTCCCCTTCCTCCCTTCCGCAACCTTTTAACAAGGGAAAACCAAAGAAAAGAGAGGATACTTAAATGGCTGAATCACCTACTGTTATCATCAAGAAATCCCCTGAAAAGGACTACCGTACGTTCTACGGCCCTTTGGACAAGGGAGCCAACAAGCCCTCGTTTTGCTACCCACAGCGGATTGAACGCATGGCCGAGGAAGTGAAACAGATGGAGAAGGCTCTGGAGCATAACCATGTCCCGCCCGACCACAGGGCCATGTATGAGGCCAACTTCAAGAAAAAGAAGACCCGGCTTGAGGGTATCAGGGAATGGAAGGAAACGGCTGAGAAGGAGTTCAACAAAGATCCCGACTTTTACCAGAAGCGTTTCAAAGACCTGAAGAAGGAAATCAGGGAACTGATGCCATCGAGGAAGGAAGTCAAGGAAAAAAGGGTGAATCCCCATACGGTTCTCAAGCGGGAAAAGTCCGGGCTGGAAGACAAGAAGCGTGAGTTCATGGTCCTGGGCAAGTTGCTCGGAGAGGAAACCAACGTCAGCTTTCTGCAAAGGGACTAAGATATGTCAACAGTTGCCAGTATTGTAACGGCTGTAGGATACCGGGTATCCCTTACGCTGGACGCCTCTAGCGAACCATCTTCGACTGAGGTTATCCAGTGGCTTAACGAGGATGTGAAGTGGGTCTTGGCTATCTGCGCGGAGGAAGGGTCTGATATAGGGCAGACTGAGGGGTCTATTACCACGGTGGATGGTACGGCCAGTTATACGGACTTTGCTACCACCATGTATGCCCCGGATGAATACGGATGGATTGAGGCGGCTTCCACAAGAACTAAGATCCACCTCACCTCCGCCAAGGCCAAGATAGGATTCTCTCCGGGTGCGGCCAATGAGGCGCAACCGGAACGGTTCTACGTGGACGGGGCCAATAGTGTATACTTTTTGCCCACCCCGGACCAGGCGTACACCATCAAGATACCGTACTGGCAAATCCAGACCACCCTGGCTGCGACTACGGATACCATGCCTTTCAATGGGTTGTTCGACCCTATATTCATTGAAAACTTGGCTATCCGTATCCAGAACAGGGATGAGTATAATGTGGAATTCGAACAGTCTTGGATGAACTTCCTGAGCGAACGGGTGAGGAACCTTATCCGCATGAGGATCAACAGCCGGAACCGGGTCAAAATCACGCGGTCTGAGGGGTTCACGGGCGAGAACGTAAGGCCACCTAAAGCGGCGGTACAGCAATGAGCACGGTTTCAACTATCATAACGGCTCTTGAATATAGGCTAGGCCAGCAAATTGACAGTTCGACTACTCCTAGCTTTGAACAATGCCTGAGCCAGTTGAACGCTGATATTGCCTGGATCTTGGGCATGTGCGCCGAGAACAATAGCGAACTTGGCAGGACGACCGGGACGATAACGACCGTTGACGGGACGGCATATTATACCGATCTTGCCTCTGATATGTACACCCCAGCGCCTTACGGGTGGGTGCTGGACACCTACAGCCGGAACCGGATAGCCCTGACGACGGAAGAGAGTTCGCTTGACTTTAACCCCCATACCTCGGGGGAAGCGGAGCCGACGCACTTCTACGTTACGGGGGCCGGAACTGTATACTTTCTACCCACCCCCGACGATGCGTATACCATCAAGATCCCCTATTGGCAGGTGCAATCTGCCTTGACAGCTAAGACGAATACCATGCCATTTGCCGGGTTGTTCGACAGCGTTCTAATCGAGTCCTTGCATACGAGGCTACTGAATAAATTTGAGCAAGACCCATCGTATGAATTTAAATGGTTTCAGAACCTTACCCAACGGGTGAGAAACCTGATCGAAATGCGGAAGAACTTTCATACTGCCGTGGAGTTGTAAATGCCAAAGTTTTCTTCAAAGCACGGCGACCGGGAACAGCTTCTAAAGATTGAAAACTTTCAGGGTGGGTACACCGAAGAGGTGGGCTCTACCCTTATGGCGTTGGATAACCTCGCTTCGTGCGAGAACATGCTTTATCAGTTGAAGAAGAACGTATCGGGAGATCCCATTGTAACGGCCAAAAAGCGACAAGGAACGACGAAGATCAGCAACACGGCTCTACCCTCCAGCGCTGACGTCCTGGCGTGCTACTACTACGCTAAGGACGCTAGACACTACATTCTTGCGACAGCGGCGAAGGTATACGAGCTTGATGGGACTAACGACCCTGCTGAAATAGGGGCCGTCGCCGCAACCCCCACATTCTGTGAGTTCCACGACAAGCTCATGATCTTCGATGGTGGGGAGATTATTGGCTGGACGGGTGCGGCATATGCTGACGTTGCCGGAGCGCCAAAGGCCAAGGGTGGGCTCGTAAGAGGGACCAGGCTTTATGCTTGGGGGAGTTCGGACTACCCGTACAGGCTATATTATTCCAATGTGAACGACGAAACTACATGGAGTTATCTGGATGTTGACCCGAGCGATGGATATGCGATTATCGGTTGTGTGGACTTCTATCAATCGATGGTGGTTATCAAGGAAAACCGGCTGTACAGGATAGACAACTTTCCAGGAGACGCTTCATTCAGGGTGGAGCCGTTGATAGACGGATGGGGAGGTATCGCATACAGGACTGTCCAGGGGGCCGGGAACCTGATTTCCTTTCTGTCTCATGGTCAATGGCTAGGGCTGACCCCTACGCAAATGTATGGCGACGTTCAGAAGTTTACGCCCTTGTCGAACGATTTTCTGACTGTCTGCCGCAAATACGCTAGTTCTCTAGCCTATGCCGGATACAACGGTATTGATAACCAGCTTTGGCTGACGCTTCATGACGGGACTAATTACAGCAGTTCGATTTATGTCATTAACCTCGATGCTGGCAACCTCATGAGTAAATACAAGTTTGCCTTCACCGCTACCAGTTATTGTTGGGCTGGTGGCGTTATGCTCATAGGCGGGGCTGACGGGCACCTGTACAAACTAAGCCGGACGGAAGACATTAACTATGAAGACAACGCGGTTAGTTATGCCTCCGATACAAACTTAAAGACGGCATACACTAATTTTGGTATGCCGCATAATTACAAGCATTGCAAAGCAATCAATATCCGCATGGATGCACCTAACGGGGTTGATTGCGATTTTAGATTATATAAGAATAATGAGGATTCATACTTCTATACTACCGACATAGATGTGTCGTCCCATGATGTCTATATTTACGATGCTGATATGTATATCTATATAGCAGATTGGGATATTTACCCTAGCGATATAGCGAGCACATTTACATTTAAAAAGCGGTTTAACTTCATGAATATTCAGACTGAATGGGCAAATATAGCGAGTGACGGCCCGGTAGAGATATATGGAGTAAATTTTAAAGCTGCATTAAAAGGGGCGCTTGGAGGTGTGGATTAAATGGCTTTCACGACTATCACTACGACAGCAGGCGGCGATACGGTTTATGGTGGGTTGGTAAAGGCCCAGGCCAACTTTGTTGACGCTCAGACTCAGCTTGACGGTAAATCGGCAACATCCCACACGCACGGAGCAGGGGGTGTTGTGTTCACGCTTGTCGCCAATGACGCGGCTTTGGGATCAGGTTCGACAGACGGCGAAATGAAGGTCACGGTTGACACCAGGGACATGCACTTCTGGGACAATGGGAATACTGCGTGGAGAACCAGGCGCAGGCAAACCTTTGAAGTCCCTGCCGCGGGCATGATCCCCAATGCGACAAACGGCCCTGCCTCTGGAACTACGGAAAAAGCCACGAATGACGTGAACTTTGACTATCTGGCCTTTGATTCAACCACAATGGAGTTGGCTTGTTTTTCCACAGTTCTGTCGGAGGATTGGAATTTAGGAACCATAAAAGCTAAATTTTACTGGACTTCCGCAACTGGATCAACTGCCGGTGATACGGTAGAATGGGGGTTGAAAGCCAAGTTTTGCAGGAATGATGACGCGATAGACGCGGCATGGGGGACAGGACAAGTCATAAGTGATGCCCTTACGGCTGATAACGGCGGGGATGGACAAACAAGCGGGGCCACACCTGCGATTACGATAGGAGGGACCGGCGCGGTAGGGTGCATGGTGGACTTCTGCGTGTACCGTAATGTCGGCGGGACTGACGCAATGGCCGAAGACGCATGGCTTAGAAGCGTGGTTATCGAATACAGCGTTTCAGGCACAACCTCGCAGTTGGCATGGTGATAAGATGCCTCAATCGCATTGTGAGTACCAAAGACTGAGACGGTGGAGACGGCCCGGATACATTCCTGCCGGGATCATAATGCCGTTCAATAACACGGTCCTCCCTACCGGGTATGAATGGTTTACGAGCGCGAACGGGTATCATATTGTCGGGGCCGGAAGCACTTATGCTGTAGGCGCAACAGGGGGGTCTTTGACCTGTACGGCAGGGTCAACCAGTTCGACGGGAAGTCATACCGGGACACTATACAGGGCCGGGTACTGCCCTTATACCACGGGGGATGGCGCGCCGTATCCTGCAAGTTCGGCTCTTTCCGCAAGCGGAGAACATACGCATACGGTTACGTTTAGCTATACCCCGGCGTACCAGACGTTGAAGTTTATCAAACTGACGGCTACTGGGGAATTGACCTTCCCGGCTGACTGCGTTTTTCTAACTGCCGGGAATACTGCCCCAACAGGGCTTTCCCGTGACTTTGATGACGAACGGTTTCTAAAGGCTGGGTCTACCAAGGCTACGGCGGTGGCAAGCGCGGCGACCTCTATATCCTGTAGCACGGCTGCGAACCACAAGCATTCGGACGAATTGAATGCCTTTTATAACACCGGAACGACCTATACGGTCTATGAGACTGAGGCGGCAGGTAGCCATGCCCATGCTACCTTTGACAGTGAAACTATCACGCAGGCCATCAAGAGGGCCTACCTGAGTGCGTGGACAAGCGCAGCCGCGACATTATCCCCTGAGACAGGCATTATAGCCATGTTCGAAAGCATAACACCTCCGTATGGATGGTATCTTTGCAATGGCTCAAACGGGACCCCGGATCTCCGGGACTATTTCATAGTTCTTTCGGCAGACGGAACAACCGCAAGCGCAGGGGCAAATACTTTGACGCTGGACATTGAGACGGTTAGTGACGGGGACCATGACCACCAAGTTACAGCTTCTACTGATACGTCAACTTCATATCAATATACGTATCATAGCAATTCAACAGGGGCGCATACGCATACAATAACAGGATCAAAGTCTTACACACCACCATACTATAGTCTCGCATTTATCATGAAAGCCTGATGGAGGGAACAACATGGCCGCGAACGCTTATTATCCTTACGGTTCATCGACAAACTACTACGGTCAAACTACTGGGCCATATACCTCAAATTCCACCAACGGAAGCGGTGGTTACTCCTATGACTGGCAAGCGGGATTGACTGCACAGGACAACAAGAAAGCTGCCGCAGGAGGGACTGGTGGTACAGGGGTCTATTTCCCCAAAGGTGAGGATGTCTATCCGTGGAGTAAAAGCACCACGAAGTCAACCTCTTATTCGGGGTTGTCGGGTGGGTATTCCGATCAACTTATGGAAATGCTCTATCCTCTTTTGCAACCGGCCATAGAGAATTACATCCCGAATATCGACAAGTACACTTCCGAGGCGTTCGGGATGTATAACCAAAGCATGAACAACATGCTTACGGAAATGCTGCCGGATATTCTCGGGGAGTACGGTAACAAGGGGGTTCTCAGTTCCACGGTAATGTCTGACGCTCTTTCGGATACGTCAACCAACTTGGCAAGGACTGCCCTGGAAAAACAGTACGATACGGCCATGCAAGCGGCGTTGCTGAAAACGCAGTTGCCTACCATGCTTGGGCAGCTTATGAACTTGGGCAAGGTTTCTACCAGCGAGGGCGGGACGACAAGCTACAGTGAAGACCAGACGCAAATGTACCAAATTATAGCTCAAATGCTTTCAACCTTGATGAGCTAGGAGGGATAGACAAATGGCCGCTTGGATTGGCGCTATAGGATCATTAGTTGGTGGACTCCTTCCTGTGCTGTTTGGTGATGATGAGGGGTCGAACAAACAGACCGTTGATTATGAAGCCGCACACTGGGGGGAGATGGAGTGGTACGAACAGGCCATTCTAAAGGCGTGGTATAACTGGCTTTGGGGGTACGAATATACAGACCCGAAGACCGGGGAAACCATTGACCCCATGTCTTACCTTGAGATGCTTGAGGCGCAACAGAAGCAACAGAAGGAGTTCTCCGAGCAGTATCTTGACAAGATGGGCGACATTACCCGCGATTATACTTGGACGGGTGGAGTCAAAACCGATCAGTTCGAGAATGACATGCAACGCCTTGCCAGGGACGCAAAGAAGATCCGGTATGACGTAAAGAAGCCCGACATGGGCGTCAACCTGATGGGCAATCAATACGACTTTGTGTCGCGTCCCAAGAGGGCGGCGGCGGCCTCTCAGCTTGACGCTATGGACCGGGAGAGTAAGAACCTCGCCGGGGGGTATGGCGCGGTCATGGATTGGAATAAAGACAAATATGGTGCCAAAGGCGACCTCGCCAAGGACGAGTACGACAAGTACATGAAATACTTCATCGATGTTGCCCCTGAGTTGGCGTTCTTTGAGAAGATTTCTCAGTGGGCACAACAGATGAATAGCCTTCGATACGGAGGAAGCGCCGGTTCCCAGACCTCAAGTAGTGGCGGCGGCACCCTGCAAGATATGATTATGGCCATGATGGGTGCCAAGATGGGCGGGCAGGCTGTCAATGACACGGGGTTGGGATCTTGGCTCAGCAACCTGTTCAACACAAGCGGAAGCTCGTCAAGCGGGTATAGCGGTTCAGGAAGTTCGGCGGATTATTCCGATTGGGCTTAGGAGAATAGCAAATGCCTAGAGGATTTCAGGGCGGGGATACGTCGCGTCTGGCTCAGATGCAGATGCTGGATCAGGTGTTTCAGGGGCTTATGGAGCAGTTCAAAAAGCCACGTATGGAAAATATGCAGATGGAAGCGTGGAAACTTGCCATGGAGGGAATGGAACCGCAAAATATAGCCCAGGGTCTTGCGGATAAGTTCCCTACGCTTGGTAAGGAAGAGATTTTGAAGAACGCCATTACCGCGTATACGTTTAAAAACAAAATGGGCAAAGAGCTTGCCGATACTGACCTGGTAAAGGCGCAAACGGAGAACCTTCGCGCTCCGAAGCCCGATTCCGGTATGGAATCGTTTAAGAAAAAAATGGGTGAGCTTGATGCTGCGAATGAAGCTGAAAAAATGGGATGGACTCAAAAGGTGTTACCTCCTGGGCATTCTGTGTTTCGCAGAGGGACGGAAGGTGAATTAGTACAAGAAGCCCAAGCCCCAGGGACGCCGAAGACTCCAGAAGAATTACAAATTCAAAAGCTCAGACAGCAAAAACTGAGCCAAGAAGTAACGAAATCTTCCGCGCTGGCAAATTTGATGAAACAAATGCCCAGTGATGCGGCCAACCCTCAGTCAATAGCGGCCTGGAAGAACGCGATGGTTAAGCAGGGATTTGGAGACAAGATCCCCAAAGGCATAGACGAACAGGCCGAACTGGAATGGAGAAACCAGTATAATCCGGATATGCCGGAAGAGGAATTGAACAAGTATCTTGCCGAAGGATACCGACGTGGGTTTACTAAAACACCGCCCAAGTCTCAGAAAGAAAAGTCTAAGACAGAATTAGGCATAATTGCAAAGTCTGTAGGTGTTGACCTGGAAGGAGAACTTTCAACGGAAGACGCCAAGAAGGTTATTGCGGCTGTAACGGCTGTCAAAAAAGAACGGGTTAAAGACTCATTGTTTGAAGTTTTATCGCAGATGGCGTTGACTGGAAAATTTCACCCGGAAGACCTTGAAGGGAACGGAGCGCCAGAATATAACCCAAATCGTTTGGATGAACTCAGAAATAAGGGTAGGTAATGTCTCTTACACCAGAAGAAGAGCTTGAGCTAAGGCAATTAGAAGACGCCGAAAAGAGCCATACCCTCAAGACTCTTAACGATACCTTGGCCGATATTGGATCTCAAGCCTTCAAGCCTTTTCGCCGTGCTGTTGAGGTTTATGAGGAAGAACGCAAGGAAGGGCTTGACACAATGGGCAAGGCGTTTACCGATCCAGGTTGGGGTAGGACTCCGTTAAGGCTTGCCATTGGAGGCTTGCAATATATCTTTTCGCCCATTGCTGCCGTGGCTAAAGGCATGGTTGGAGAGCCTATAGAAGAGGCTGCTGTTGGTGCTGGAATACCCAAGAAAGCGGCAGAGTTTATTGGCAAGCTAGGGGAAGAGGCCGTTTACTTCATTCCACCAGGCGGGACAATCAAAAGCGTTATGATGAAAGGCCAGTCTGGTTTGAAGGCGGCTGAAGAAATTGGCCTCAAGAACTATAAGTCTTTCATTAAAGACATGGAAGGGTTTGACGGGATAAAACTGCCCCCCGAAGCAAAACAAGCAGTATCACCCATACGCCAAGCCATAGACAACGCAGTCCCACCGCCACTCGAAACAGAAGGGCCGCTAAAGTCGATCACAAAACCCAAAGTCAAAGAGGGGATTGTTGACGACATAACAACCGCTTCGGTGTCGGCACTGAAGGGCGACTTTGATACATCTCAAAGAATATTTAAACAGATAGGAGAGAAACTAGCATTAGGAGAAATAGAGGTAAAATTCATACCTGAGATTCTAAAAAAGCACGATATAACCCCTGTCCAGTTTGCCAAAATGTATGAGCAAACCGTTTCTGGTAGTGGGCGCGTGCTGGCATACCATAGCAGGGCGAAGAAAGAAATCATGGAGGCCCTATCTGATTCCCCCGAAGCATTGAAAATACTGGATGAGGCTTTTAAATCTCAACCTGTTACGATGGTTGACCGAGTGCTGGATGGCTACGCAAGCCTTGAAAACTTTAGACGGTCGATGCTTGTGGGGCAAGTGGCTACGACCATGAGAAATATCTGGTCGCAAAATGGTAGAGTGTCGCTTTCTGCCCTTGATGAATCTTTGCAGGGCGTCATTAGAGGGACGGTCGGGGGCGAAGGGGATACACTTAGGCAGGCGGGGGAAGGGCTGAATGTTGTGGTATCGGCGATCAACCAGCTTAAACCAGAAAAACGTGAACTGATAATGAAAGTTCTTGACGCTGATAACGGAGCATTGTCAAAGGCGAGACTTTTTAGCCAGCCGGTGCATGAAGTAGCGTTAGGATCTCAAGTTTCCCAAATAGTCAATACACTAAACAGAACCCAGGAAATGCATTTTAGGAGACTTGGATTTGAAGCAAAAATGAGACAGTTGCTTTCAAGGGATGGAAAGAAACTTGAAACCGTTGAGCCGTCTCAAATTCCAGAAGAATACTTTGCAGAATCAGCGAATTACGCACTTGAAATGACGTTTGCCGCATCCCCTAAATCAAAGGCCGCGCAAGAGTTTGTAAAAATGTGGACTAGGTTCCCTCTTTTAACGACAATCAACCCTTTTCCAAGATTTAACTTTGCCAACGCTATCCCTTTTTTAAAAGATCATTCTCCGTTGGGATATTTGAACGCAGTAAAGCCTAGCACGTTAAAAGCGCTTGCCAATGGCGAACCAGAAGAATTTGCCAAGGCAGCGTCAAGGGCAACCATAGGGTCATTGATGTTGGATTCCGCCATGCACTTAAGGCAGTCTGATTACGCAGGCGAAAGATGGTATGAAGTCAAAACAGGGACCGACCCCAAAACCGGAGAAGCAACCGTTTGGGATACGAGAGCCTTTGCCCCGTTTTCAACATACCTGTTCCTCGCCGAAGCATTTGTGCATCCTGAAAGATTAAAGCCGTCTGATTTCGCGCAAGCATTCGTTGGTTTAAATCGTGTAGCCGGAACTGGCCTTGTCGCGCTTGACTGGTTGAGGGCTTCTTCCGCAGATAGCTTTGAAAAGCAAGTTAAAAGTTATGTTGGGCAATATGCGGCCTCTTTTACTGTTCCAGGAAGAAGCGTGAAAGATTTCTATAGTGCCTTTGACCCGGAAGAAAACATTTATAGAGACTATAAGGAGAACCCACTTTTAGCCCCTACACTTCTCAATCTTCCTCGGGTTTCGCAGATGGTCCCCGAAAGTCAATCTCCGGTTAAATCAGAACGTATGAGAAGCGGAATGCCGGTTGAAATAGGAAGTTACAAAATGGGGTCCGGGTCTTTCAGACAGCTTACCGGGTTATCACGTAGGACAAAGACGGAAGTTGAGCAGGAAATAGGCAAAGTAGGAATTGAATGGACCAACATTATTCCCAAAAGTGGCATACCAAAAGCAGACCGAATGCTTTCAATGTTCATGGGAAAGGAAGTTGAAAAAGAACTCCCGGTCTTGCTTGCGACAGAAGGATATAAAAGGCTACCAGTAGAGGCTAAGCGGATATATCTGAAAGAGTATTTCGGCCAAAAACGCAGGCAAGCCCAAAAAGAATTGATGGTAAAAGACCCTATGCTTCATGCCCAGGCTTTTTGGCACAGGCAAGACGGCGACATGAAAGAACTGATAAAAAAATACATCGAGATGCAATAATGTCCATAAAACTTGACGACATCCGATACCTTCCTGACGCCACGAACGGGCTCACGCTTGAGAACGGGTACTACAAGCTAGGCGGGACGCTGACGGAGACGCTTGCGTTTACCCTGGGGGATTATGCCTGCACGTTCACTCAGACCGGCACCGGGGACGTGATCTTTGACCAGACTGGGGGTACGGGCCAGGTCATTATTAAGGCGTCCACAAATGACGGGTCAACCAAGCCGTTACAGGTGAACGATAGCGATTCAGCAGAAGTCTTCAGTGTTGACAGTAACGGGCACTTGGTAACGGCTTCAACCACGGTTGTCACAAACCTGAATGCGGATACGGTGGACGGTAGCCATGCGGCCTCTTTTGCGGCCTCTTCCCATAATCATGCGGCTACGGACATCAACAGTGGAACTCTTGTCCATGAGCGCGGGGGTCTTGAAGCTGACGTTTCCGCATATTCCGGCCTTGTGCAAATAGCGAGTGGCGCTACAAGTGCCGTCACATGCACCACGTTTGCCAAAACGGTTTTAGACGATACTGACGCGGCAACGGCAAGAGCTACATTGGGGGCCAATAGTGCAACCAATATCACCACGGGTTCATTGAAGCATGAATATGGTGGATTAGAGGCTGATGTATCGGCCTATTCCGGGCTTGTAAAGATAGCAAGCGGTTCGACTAGCGCATGTTCTCCGGCAAACGGTTTGACTTTTTCGGGTTCTAATATACAGTTTGGCGGTACAATGGTCGCAGATGTGACTATAAGCCAAAGCAATTATGACATAAACTTCGATATTGGCGGAACGGGTCACATAGAAGTAACTGATGGAGGATATTCTAGGTTTTATTTCGGTAATAATGGGGAGATGGGCATACAGGATAGCACTCCATCGGAAGCATTGGATTGTGCTGAAACAGTTCGGGCCAATGCGTACATAGAGTTTTCGTCTGTCTATACAGGCAACGATGCTTTGGCAAAGATATGTGGTATTCGTGCTTTGGAGAATAGTGATAGGGGCGACGGATGGGCAGATGTTGACCATGATACGCTTCCTGACGGTATAAGGCATATCAGCAAAAAACGGATGTGGCGCGAAAAGGGCACAGATAAACCACCCCAAAGACGGGATGATATAGTTTTGAATATGGTTAAGAACGGTGTGGGAGATCCAAGAAAAAAACTCAAAGAAGATTATGACGAAGTAATTGTTGACATACCTGGTAGAAATATTGGGAACATGCTTCAACTTTTGACAAAGGCTGTTCAAGAATTGGCTGAACGGATAGAAGCTCTTGAATCAAAATAAGGAGTAACGACAATGAAAAAGTACATTGGGATTGTCCTGGGATTCGTCATACTCTGGAGCTTGGCGCACTTGACCTACGCTCAACTAGGGGGCCAGGGTATCCACGGGGGGCCTCAAGATCTTAGTAGCGGGTCTTCCCCCACCTTCGTCACCATCGACCTCACGGGCGTTACGGACGGCAACGTGCCGTACATGAGCGCTGCCGGGGCTGGCTTTGCCGATAGCCCGCTGAGCGTGAGTGGGGGGAACGTCGCATCTTCCGGGTCTGTCACTGTCGGCACCACTGCGGCAGGCAAGAACCTCACCGTCAACGCCACACTAGGCGCTGAGCTTGCCCCCGCCCTTACGGAAGGCAACTGGACAGTGGGTGCGGGATGGGAGTCGCCGATTGTTGGCCCTGGCCTTATCAAGAACGCTGACGGCACGGGCACGCAGACGCCTTCAGCGGCAACTACTATCGTTGCAGGCACTACGTACAAGGTCGTCATCACCCTTTCGGCGTGGTCAGTGGGGACGGCCACTTACACGCTCGGTGGGGTAACTGGCACTACCCTTGCCGCTGCTACCACGTACACGGACTACATTACGGCAGCCACCACGGGCAAACTTATCATCACGCCGTCAAGCACAAGCCGATTTACCATCTCCGCCATAAGCTACAAGGCCCTGACTGACGCGACGGGGGATGTGACGGTTGAGGGGAATTTGACGGTGAAGAGCCCGGCTTCCTTTGCTGGCAATGTTGGAATAGGTACAACGACACCAACTGTCTCGCTGGAATTGAAAAGTGCTACCCCTAAAATACTGCTAACTGATACCGACAATAATGATTGGTCTATATACACTTCAAGCCTGAACAACTTAGTTTTACGAGATGAATCAAACTCTGCTGATTACGCTACTTTTCATGGTGGAGGCGGATTTACTATTCCAAATATTACCAATCATGTAACGTTTGGCAGTGCTTTAAAACTTTTAAACACTGGCCTCCTTGGCATCGGCACAACCTCCCCCGACAAAGCCGTCGAAATCAACTCCGCCACTGGTGCCAACCTCCGCCTGACGTATGACGACAGCAACGGAAGCGCCTCCAACTACGTGGACTTTGCCGTGCCTGCTACGGGCGACCTGACCGTGACGCCGAGCGGGGGGGATGCTTCAGTAACCGGAAACCTTAGCACCTCAACTGCCAACATCACGGAAGGGTCAGGCACAGGGATCACAGTCAATCATACTGGCAAGGTTAATCGCCAAGTCTACCAAGTTACAACCACCTTTGCGGCCTACACTGACTCCGACACCACCAAAGGGATCGTGATCGCTACCCTCCCGGCCAAGACCAAAATTGTCGGATTCTACTCTGACACGACTGCGGCCTACACTGGCGGGACGGTATCAGCGGCAACCCTTGAAGTAGGGGTAACAGCAGAGGGCGGGGCTGAAATACTAGCAGCTCACGACGTGAAGACGGCGGCTGTCACAAAGGGTCTTGCCGACGCCGACATGGGAACTTCCATGACCAGAGCGGCCCAGATCCAGGGCGGGTATTTGCCAAGCTGGACGGGCACGACTGCGATATACGCCACCATCGACACGACAGACGGCAACACATCAGCCCTGACCACGGGGAGCACAACGTTTTACATCACAACCGAACGGTATTAACGGAGGATAGAGCCATGAAGAAGGCCATTTTTGCAATACTGGTAATCAGCTTGATGTTCGCTGCCCCAGCCCTAGCGGCAGACGTGACGATCTCGATCACCATCCCTGACAAGGACGTCGCCCGTGTGAGCACGGCAATCGCTGGCGGACTCAACTGTGACGCCTTGAGCCCAAAGAACTGCCTCAAGCGGGAACTGGTGCGCTATATCAAGACCATCGTTAAAGGCTATGAGGCGAGCGAGATCCAGAGGATAAGCAACACGGAAATAAGCGCAATTACAGAGCCGGAGGTGAACTAAAATGAAAAAGCTGATTGTTGTAATCGTGGGATGCCTGCTCTGTGCCTCATGTGCTGGCACCGGCATCATGCCCTGGGACCCCAACTACACATGCGTGGAAGAGAGCCAGGACGTCTGCGCCCAGGCCAAAGCAAACGGCTACCAGACCCGGCTTGTGTCCGGCCCTGTGTGGGAGTTCACGCCGAGGGTTATGCGCGGGACTATCCACCGGGAGTGCCAGGTGTTCATCCCGGGTGATGGCTGGTGCTTTGTGGACAAGGCCACGGGCGAGCCGATTACAGGCTGGTTCGGGCACATGTTTGTAGATGTGCCAATGGATATCAAGGTGATCCAGTGAGCCTACGGGAAGACATCCAGGCACGGCTGGACTACCTCCAAAAAGAGAACGAGGAAGACGGTGGTATGCCCATCAGATCAGACGTCTTGGCCGAGTTCTGGCGGCTGTTCAACCTTGTTGGGGATGACATCATTCCAGGAGAGATAACGGCAAGCCCAGGCGGAGGTTTACATTTTCCATTGAATCGACATAAAACTCAAATTCTAATTCGATAGGGGGTAACAATGGGTTACGATGAGACGCAAGCCAGCAGGGCGGAACAGAGGCTTGCCCAGGCATGGACGGCAAGGTATCCGTGGTTCGAATATACGGGGCCGGCAGGTGAACAGGCGGTCATGAAGTGGAAAGCCCATGATCCAGGCCCATACCCGGCGCCGGACTCTGAGGTATACCAAGCGTACAACGTGGACCGCTATTGCAATGCTGTTATTGAGCGGGTAAGGACCAACGGCGGCATGATGATGTGGGGGAACGCCGGTCACATGCTGGTAGTCGAAGATCACGTTCTTCACCTAAAAGACGGTGATGAAAAACTGGTCAAGGATTTTTTTATGGAAGGGTGGAATGCCCGGCATGGTGATATGGGCACGTTTGCCCTGTTCCGGTTCGGCTGGATGATAGGGGATCTGAATCTGAACGACTACCTCATGGACGACGCCGAAAAACTGGAACTGGCAACTGCCGATGCCATGGAGAAGCTCGCTCAAGACAAATACAAAGGGAACCCGAAGGCATTCACCAGCGACACTGGATTTCTTGTACAAGCTATAAAGTTGGAAGCCGTGTACAACGAAGGCGTGTGGATTGGGTACAGGAGCATCATGGATGTGGACTGGACCCGGCAGGTGAACACAAAGAAGCCTAGTGTCGGGTTCTATGGTTAGCTCATGCGCCATGAGCGCAAGGAGTTACGGAACCGCCCTACGGGGCGGTTCCAGTGAGGGGTGCGACAGTGGATGATATTTTACACACACAGTTCGGCAGAGAGCAGACATGCCCTAAGTGTGGAATGTATAACAGAAGCGGCCTGAAACTGCCAGAGGACTGCGTATGGTGCAGAACAAAACCAGTGTCGTTCCAAACGATAAATGAAAGAAGAAAAAGAGTAAATCAGCTGTTAAAAAATATGTATAACTATGGTGCGACAGTGGATGACTGCCTGAAATGCTACCGAGTCCGGGCCATGGAACCGGAGGGCTTGCACAGAGGGGCACGCTGTACCAACCCTGGCGCCCAGGAGGAAGTGAGAAACGGCACCACCAAAAGGCGCGTATCGTCTAAGGGGACCCGTGAGTGTATCCGGTGAAAAACCTCCATATCGGGCAGGTCCGTGGCTGAATGCACGGGATGTAGGTTCGAGTCCTACTACGCGCCATATCTAAAAACCTAGCTCCATCGAGTCAAAAGATGGGTAAGCAAATGGTAGAATGCCCCAATCCTCAATGCGAAGAGCGGATCAATGGCAAGATCGAACATTACAACGCCCTGCTAAAAGAAGACATCAAGGATCACACGGAAACACTGTTTGACGAAGGCGGGGCCATCAGGTTTATCTCTAAGAAAGCCGTCCTTATTGCTCTCACCGTTATTGTAATCCCCCTTATCATCACAGGCATTAAAGTTTGGTCTGGCCAAGAGCACGACTATTTGCGGTATGCAAGCAAGGACCAGTTTGCCGATTGCCAGAAGGGACTCGACGGCGTGCTCATCAACCAACGGTACTTCGCGCAACATTTAGACGAACTCAAGGGCGACCGCAAGGAGCAGGCCGAGACCCTCAAGAAAATATTTCAAAAACTTCATGACATTGAACTGCGGTTGCCGAGGACTTTGGAATGAAACCATCTGATCTTAGCGAACTGGACTGGCTGCAAGCCTGTATCCGTGGGGAGGCAGAGGGGGAATCAATTGTGGGGAAGTTGGCCGTAGGCTGCGTAATACGCACTAGGGTCAACGAACGGCGTTGGCCTGATACCTACAGGGAGGTTGTCCTTCAGCCCGCTCAGTTTGAGTCCATGGCCCCATTGGGCAAGCTGATTTTCGACGATGAGATCCCCCCCCTTCTGTATACTAAATACTTCCGTCAGCGCAGGGCCGAAGTGTGGTGGAAAGAAATATGTGCTGCGGCATGGATTGTTTACCATAACTGGACACGGGATATTGTTAAAGGCGCAAACCACTTCTATGCCCACAACGTAGTCAAGAAGATCCCCTATTGGGCGGTAGGCGTAGAGCCCGTAGCGGTGATCGGTGGGCATACGTTTCTGAAGCTGTAAGGAGGGCGTCATGATCTGGGTTGTAACTTGGATAGTAGTATCAACGTTTATGGTTCCATGCCCCGTGAATTATCCGAAACCGGATAAATTCGGCGTCACAATGCCGTCAAACGCCACGTATGCTAATATCTGTTGGGAATCAACTGAAAAAATGATGATCCAAGAGTTTGCCACCGAGGAAGAAGCGGTAGCGTTTATCGAAGAGGGCAAGAAAAGATATACAGGGTTTACTGATTGTAACCTTAAAGATTTCAAACTTGAAAAGAAAACCGAAGTACAATTGAAGAGGTGATATCATGCGTGGGTCAATATCTTCCGCTATGTCCTGGTTCCTGGCGTCACTTGTCATGCTTGTTTTGTGCGTGTTGATGATAATGTTGAATAGTTGCTCCATGTTTGCACCGTCAGTGCGTCTACAATGGGGCTCGGTCCTGTATGAAGCATACGGGGAGCACATACTTGACGAGGTGGAAGTGACCAAAGAAGTCAAGCCGGATGGCCGGGAGATAATCCACCTCAAGGTCAAGAAGTCCGAGAACAAGGAGGCCCAGGCCAACCTTGCCATCATAGGGCTTGCGGCTGAGGCCATCAAGAGGGTGCCGATCGCGCCATAAATAAGGGAGGATTAGAACATGGCTCATGCAGAAAAATGTCCAGTTTGTAACGGAAGCGGTAAAAGGTACAAATTCGACCCAAACGGAACAACCGATAAACCAGCCGGGTTTCAGGAAGACGGACCATGCTACGGGTGTGGCGGATTGGGGTGGGTGACGGTGCAAGACCAAGCACTTGATAGCGGGGTTACCATGGAGATATCCAGATGTTTTCGTCCCTACGGTGTGTGAATCAGAATTAAACCAATGGGAAGGCCACGTAACGACATGGGTAAGCTAATACGAACTTGGTATGCCAAAAATATATTACAAATCAGGCTATAAATATCAGCTTTCCGAAGACTATTCCATCTGGACGGAAATCACCGGGCTGAATATTCACAAGGACTTCCTGTCACTGGATGCTGCCGGGCTTCTTACAGTTCATGCCGGATATTGTTGGGATGGTCCTTCAGGCCCCGCTATTGATACTCGAAACTTCATGCGTGGTTCTCTTGTGCATGACGCCGGATACCAACTCATGAGGGAATGCAATCTACCCATTGAGTACAGAGAGTACTTCGACCAGCTCCTTCGGGAGATATGTTTGGAAGACGGCATGTCCCGGCTGAGGGCGTGGTGGGTTTACAAAGCGGTAAGGTGGGCGGCTGGCCCGTGCGCGGATAAGAGCAACGTCAAGCCGACACTAAAGGCAGGGCAGAAATGAGCGGCACCTACTCCATAGTCTACGCTCAGCGCCATAAGGCTCTAGGGCTATGCCGACAATGCCCTAAGCCAGCGTTGCCAGGTTTAATATTCTGCTATGAGTGTTACACGAAAAACCGGGCTAGAGTCAAAAAGTGGGATGCTACACCCAAGCGCCGGGCGTACCAGCGGAAGAAGAAACAGCGATATGTGGACCAGAGCCGATGTCCGTCATGCGGTGCTCCCATACCTGAAGACATTACTACGAAAAAGTGCCCGAATTGTATGAGAGGCTCCGAGCTAACCTTTACCAGGGGGAGTTATGCGAATCATTACAAGGCGTCTCCCGAAAGATCACAACCTGTTTCTATTCGGGGATGACCATGAGGGCTCCGTCCTTCGGCATGACGATGGATGGGAACAGTTGTGTCACGTGATGCTTTCGGAGTATGCCGGGTGCAAACACAATTACGGCATCCATCATGGGGACCCCATTGAAGCTATCATGATCGACGATAAACATTATGACCCTCTGACCTGTAAAGAACCCATCCCTCTTCTCCAAGTAGAGGCAGAAAAGCGCAACCTAAAACCAATAGCGCATATAACTATTGCTATGTGTCAAGGTAATCATACGTTGAAGTTATGGCGCTTTGGTGACCTCACCAGGGCCATCTGTGAGCCTTTAGGGATAGAGTACGGAACTTGGATGTTCAAGCTCGTGGTCTTGGATACCAAGGGCAATCTGATGTATAAGAGCCTCCACACCCACGGGCGTAAGGGAATCACATCTACGGCTGACGACCCTCAGCGGCGGCTGACGAACGCCAAGCTGATTCTCAAAAGGCATTTAAAATTCAAGGCGGGAGACGTCTCTTTATCATGCAAAGGACACACTCACCGGCTCCTGGTGTGTGAACCTCAGTCTGAGCTTTACATCACGGATGACGGGAATAGAACCAAGCAGGCATACACGGAGCTTGACCAGACGGCCCCGTGGATACACCCCGACTTGCAATGGTATGTCAACACAGGCAGTTTTCTCAAGACCTTCGGGGACGGCATTTCGGGATATGCTGAGATCGCTGAATACGACCCCGTAGAGCTAGGCTTTGCCGTAGCCCGTATCCGTGACCGCAAGATCGTCGGCGTGGATAAGGTGTACTTGTAAGCACTTCTTACAAGTTGGCTCGCCAGATAATTTGTGCCCCAGCACGCCTGTGATCCACCAAGCATCCCCTTTCACCTTCTGTCCGCACAATGTTACTCCGTCTTCGATTGCGGATAGGTGCATGGGACCATACAGGGTATCGTCCTTCTTGCACCTCGATACGACATAAATAGTTTTCATGATTTATGCCATTCCGTTCCGTCAGGATAGAATATTCTGAGCTTGCCGGTCTTCGTGACGTAAATATGGACTTCCGTCTTCGGAGTACGGCAAACTAGCATAACCGCGCCAGTGAATCTACCGCTATCGTAAAACATGCACCGCTCGACTTCCAATACTCCCCACTTGAACCCGTAGTCTGTCGGCGTAAGGTCTGTCATTAGAAATTCCCCTTTATTAAGGATGCACAAAACACCGCTGCCATAGCCAATGCCAAGCCAGCTTGGAAGCCGCCGATACCTATAGTTACAATATTGTGCGAAACGTATCCTTCATGAATTATCAATGTTGATATGGTTGAAAAAATAAGCATCGATATAAAACTTACGTATACCATTTTAATCCTCCTCCTTACACCCATGCCGGTGAACGCCGAACAGTTGGTAGAACCCGTCGCAACCGCAGGATAGGGGCGGTGGCTTGCTGCTTACTGTTCCGTAACGCTTACCGTCCGGATCGGGCAATAAGGTTCCGTTGGCAATAATGTCGCATACCAGCGTGCGCTCTGGATCGCGCATCCGGTGTTGCTCGCATTGTAGCATGTCTACACGGTGTTGATACCATTGCCGAGACCTAATTTCTCGGGCTAATTCAGCCTGTATTTTCTTCAGTATACTTTTTGCAATCAGGGCACTTCCACTGTTCCCAATACCAGACATTTTCATTGTACTCCTCCGGTGATATTTCCCAAATTTCCTGTATCCCACAATCATTACACGCCGGATGATATCCCCCAAGGCATCCTTCGACTACTCCCATTACACCACCTCCCTCACCCTCAAATCCTCGGGCCACTCACCCTTTCTAAGCCGCCGATAAACCTACCACATTTACAACACTGGAACGGAACTTTCCGGGACATTATTACCCCCTCCCCGTCAGGTGCTTCTTGAACTCATCCCATTTCTTGTCAAGCCAGATGGGAGATAAAACTTTAGGCATAAACTGTTCATCAGACCGGACAAGCTCCCTGATAAGCCAGTCATAGAACGCCATGCGGACTTGCTCAAGCGTGTAGTAGTCTTCCATCATTTACTTTGCACTCCTCCTGTTCCATCGCTTTGCGAGTTCCTTTTTTTCGGATGCCGTAAGCATTTTATATGAAATGGTTTTTGCTACTCTTGCGCTGCACCGCGTGCATTCTACATATCCAAAATAAGCCCAGTCTTCTCGCAATCTAGCTTTCCCCCCACAGAAGGGGCACGGTAAAAGTTCAGCGCTCATAATTTGTTATCCTTTCCGCAATATGGACAGTAATAGCTTTGGGATTGTTCCATCGTTGTAGTATTGTTTTCATCATCGCAGACTACTGCTATGAGGATATACGCCATGCCGCATTCACATGATATTAGCGGGAACGTTATCGGGGCGTATATGGTGTGGGAAGACCCGCTCATCACTCCACCCTCCTTATGATGATCTCGACCTTGTACGGGGGCCAGTCGTCTTTGTGCCAATCAGACTTTTTACCTTCGTCCGCATAATATGCAAAGGAAAAAGCTGTGTCATCATAGGGTGTTCTCTGCGCAACCTCCTCAAATGGCACCGACTTCCCCACCCACCCGATACGCTTAACCTCATTCTTTGCCATCGTTATCCTCCACGTACTCCATCCGCCCGTGTAGGCGGGAAAATTCGGAAGAATTATCGCGCGTAATCTTGTCCCATTCAGGGCCGGAAATGTCAAGGTGGTTTGTTACCTCAACTGGTGAGGTCCATCTGTTCCCCATATCTTCATCATCAGAGATTTCAACAACTAAAACCATTCGACCAACGTCACATTGGATAAGACGGTAGATCTCACCATCCTCATGTCTCCACAAGCTCCCCACTCCGATCTTCTCCCTCTCCTCTACCTCTTCGATGAAGCCGTGGGAGAGGAACCACTCTTTATTGTACGGGCCACAACTTCCGAAATATACTTCAAGTTCTTTTGCGGATATTTCGTATGTAAACTTCCCCATATCAAAATATCTGTATAGGTTATCGAACACTTTCCTCGGTGGGTTCTCCGCCGCCACGCTTGCAATCGTGACGGGGCGGATGATCTTGATGGTTGTCTTCGTAGCCGGTTTACTCTCTAACCACATCCGCCCTGTGTCCATCTTTATCCTTTGATTCATGGGCTCCTCCTTGGGTTGCCAGTGCGGAAAGTTGCCTGCGCCAGAACATCCCGCACAATTACTTGGATATGAAGTAATCCATTTACAAGTGATACAGTTTTGTTCCACCTTCTTCCCATCCTTGGGAAGCCAGTGTGGGTTGCCGTTGAAGATTCGATACTCACCATCCAAGCGTGGAGCGACCCCCCACATCGGGAAGCCATCTTGTCCCGAGCAACTATTGCACATCTTAGTATAGGACCGGCTGTTAAACTGACAAGTTCTACACGCTCGTTCCATGGGTGCCTCCTTGGGTTGCCATGTACAATGGCCGGATAGTAAATTACATCCGTTGCCACTGCTACTTTTATGCACGCAAGCGCTACAGTTCCGTTCCATCACTCTCCCCCTCTCAGTTGCTTCTTGGCTTTGGTCAATTGCCCTTTGTATCCCCACACTCGGCGCTCCAGATGACCGGCCTCCTCCCTTGCCGCGATACAACATTCACGTTCTTGATCCAGTAACCGTTGCAAGCGTTCCTTGCCGCTTTCTTGTGGGTAGTATCTTATGCAACCATTAGGGCAGTAGAATATTTTATGGTCGTCCCTCCGGGCTTTGATAAAAACAGAAGTCGTTGCAAAAGTGACGTTGCATCCATCGCACTGAAGGACTTCCATTTCGATGTTTGCGACAAAATATGTCATCACTCTCCCCCCTTCTTATTGGCGGCTCCACACATCGAATCAAGCTGTCTGCTTATTCGGTTAATTCGTTTGACATTACACTCAAAACACCAGTGCTTTCCCCATGCAGTCCCAGCCGGACGACCACACCCTTCAATGCAAGACTTTCCTGTATGATATTTCGAGCTATTTCTTTCGTCATTTGGGTCAGCGTATCCAGGCATTTTATATTCTCCCCCCTTGTTATTGACGGCTCCCCCGTGGTGATCGGGAATCCCCAGCCTTTCGGACTGCGTTAAAAATCGGTTCAGCTTCCACATCAATGCTCATCTCAGCCTTACAGCATGGGCATTCAAAATCATCACAGGAGGTCCAGTAGTTGCCATTCCATCTGTTAAAAATATGCTCTTCAATTTCAGCCTGACAATATGGGCAAAGTGTCGCCATGCTTATTCCCCCTTCTTATTGGCGGCTCCCCCGTGGTGATCGTTGCCGATCCTTTGCCATTGCTTATCCGTCAGGGCCACGGGGGAACCAAGCGGACAAGTCACTTGTTTGGAAGATAAGTAATATTGCCGTAAACAGTATCGGAATTTATTACCAGAATTTCGTCATTTCCACCCTTCTTCACCCTCACATCGACCTTGCAGGCGGGGCTATGCCGGTCCGTCATTTCCTTCACCAGTTCAACGGCCTTCTCGGGCGAAACGGCGTTGTAGGTGATGTTAATTGTAACCTCATACGTGACGGGCTTTGCTTTCTTCTCCACCGTCGCATGTGTATATTTTGTCAAATCCTCCGCCGATGCCATAACGGATAGGCAAAGCGCGATCACTACCAGGACGATAATTCTTAATGCTGTTTTCATGGTGTTCTCCTTTCTGGTTGTTGATATCGTTTGATGTCAAAAAACCAAGCCTTCGCGTCTCCAGTTTCGTTGTAGTTTCTTGACAGATCGGCCTCGTGCATAATGGCAGAAAATATATAGATTGCCACAATAAGCAAAAACTTCAATAGCGTGTCCATGACTTCTCCTCTCTGTGCCACTTCTCATAAACGGTATTACACCCCTTAAATTCTACAATTTTCATGTCCTCTCCTTTTGAACGCCTTCATGAACAGCCTGCACCTCTTCCTCTATCTCAGGCGATGATTGATAGGCCGTGCAAACCAGTCGTCCCATGTAATAAGCTCATCGGCAAAGCCGTACATTACATCAAATTCGCCCACCGGGAACTCACCTAAAATAATTAGCTTTTTTCCTTTTCCGGCGGCATAGCCAGCTTCTAAATGGGAAGACCTCCCAGCTGGAAGTATTAGTAGGCAGCATTCGCACCAATCCAACCATCTGCGATCCTCTTTGAATGCCCTCTGGCTCCGTTCGTCACGGAGAAATGTGATTGCATTTAGGCTATCATGGGCGCCTATTTCCGAGAAATGGAACACGTAGCGACCGGTAGAGACATCAGCGAAACAATCTACTACGTGCCCCTCAGATCGGAGGTATTTCGCCACTTCGACACAAATCTTGCTATTCTTCCAAGAGCTTGCTATATATATCCTCATCTCGCCTCCCATTCCGCTTTGAATGCCTTTGTAAATAGTTTGCACCTCTTCCCACCCCTGTCGAACACCCACTCCCCCTTGTCCATATACGCCCCTTTGATCCCGTGGTATTCCAGTGCGGCACGGTGCCTGTCGTCCGCCACGCCCCCGAGGCTCGTCTCGTATGCCCAGGAAGACCGCTCTTGGAGCTGGCACAGGGCAACGATCAGGAGCGCCACGAGGGCCAGGGCGGGGAGGAGGAGGGCGAGGGATTTCATGATATTTCCTCCATTGCCTTGATGTCCTCATCATATAAATACATTTCATAGCATTTATCAGAGCAAACCTCGCTATCCCTTACATCTTTTTCAAAGGGTGCACTTTTGTTAAGCGGAGCGCCGCATACTAAACATCTCGGCTCTAGCAACGACATACTACACCTCCTCCATCGTCTTGATGTCGCTGACCGGCACCCAAAACACATCCCCGTCATGCGGCACACCATCGGGCGAGTCTATGCCCTGGATCATGAGCATTCCAGGTACGCGATCAATTACCTTGAACCAGTGCCATTCGGAGCCGTCCTTCCAGGTGATATAGACGTTCTTGCCGATCAGCTTTGCCATGTTATTTCTCTTCCTTTGGCGCGAACTCTTTCCGTACCATTTCACGAAACTCCTCTGCGTCCGAGTGAAGCCATGAACTCAATTCTACCCCATTTGGTGACAACCAGTGTGACACGCTTGCATCCTCTCCAAGGAACCTATCGTGTGCCATAGCTTTGATCCGGTCACGGGTCTTTTCGTCCACAACGAGGCCCCACATGAGCAGGCCCCGCCATTCTTCAAGCTCTCTTTCGATGAGCGTGCTTCTGAGGTTGCCGTAGTCAGTACGGAAGTTTTGATAACCTTGCATTCGGTTCGCCACGAAAGAGCCGACTTTCTCAAGTGCCTCAAGGTGCTCGTGGATTACCTCAATCCGTTCAACTACTTCTTCCAACATTTGCTTTACCGTATACTTTGCCATTACTCACCTCCATCCGTCCATGTCGCAATCTCCTTGAACATCTCGTATCCGCACCGTTCGCACATGACAACCTCAACGGAACTACCGTCGCCCCAGAATTTAGAGAAGTAGCCGCCCGTGTTTTGCCAAGAGAACCGTTCTTCAAACTCGCCTATATCGGAATCCCATCGGCCAAAAAACCGCTTGCAGCGATCACAGGTGAACCCCGTTATCGTTCTTTCCGTGACCTCTCCGTATTCGTATGGCATTATCCCCCCTCCCCGAAGAACAGGTTGCCCTGCGCCGCTACGGGCTCTATGCGGCGGCAAAATGTTTATGTTCTGTAACAAAGTTCCTTATCGCCTTATGTATAGTAAACCATTCACCATTATACCTAGACCATCTAAATTTTTCATGAAGGCTACTCTCTAACCTTTTGGCCATATCCTCATTGACCTTTATCGTGTACCATAAATTCAATGTATAGGCGCTACCAGTTTGCATGCTTGCCAAACGCTTTTGAGGCGCTTTACTTATACCTATTTTTACCCTGCTCAAATGCTGACTATTCTTCAAGGGGTTGATCGTTATAAAATATATGAACGAATGAGGCCCCTTGCCCGAGTATGTGAATTTATGGATGTCTTCCAGGTACTTCACAGCCATCACCACGCCCCCCACGCCAGCGTCAGAAGGCTGCCCACGACGACCCCCAGGGCGAACGACCACGCCATAGCGGCGGCAAGGCCCATGGCCCGCCGGGTATTGTTTTTGATTGGATTGACGTACAGGGTGTTATGTTTTGGTGCGAAGAAATGCTGAATCATGGCTCCCTCCCTTGGGTTTGGTCGGAGGGCTCCGCTAGGTTGGCAAGTCGAATATTAGCAAAACCCGTTCCCCATGTCAAGAGAAAAAAATGGGTATTCAAAATACCCAATTTATTTTCTTGACAAGTGCGCACGGTAGGCGTACCGTACCGCCATGAAACGAACAAACATCCACCTCACAGGACAACAGCGAAAGACCCTCAAGGGGCTTGCCCGTAAGACCGGCCTTTCCGTAGCGGAGCTGGTACGCCGGGCAATTGACGCATATACGCAAAAGGAAAAGGGAGGGTAAAAATGGAATACGAGATTAAAAATTTGCGGACAGGCGAAGTGATGCACAAGGGGGAGGCTGACAACCTAAAATCGTTGGTTGTCGCAAAAAAAGCCTACCTCATGGGTGCCGACCTCAGGGATGCCTACCTCAGGGATGCCTACCTCGGGGGTGCCGACCTCAGGGGTGCCGACCTCAGGGATGCCTACCTCAGGGATGCCTACCTCATGGGTGCCGACCTCAGGGATGCCGACCTCAGGGATGCCTACCTCATGGGTGCCGACCTCAGGGGTGCCTACCTCATGGGTGCCTACCTCAGGGGTGCCAAAATCGAATCCTATCAACTGCCCTCCATCCGGCTATTGTCGTCAATGCCGTTGGGTAAATTGTCCGATACCATCACCCTAGAACTCATGCGCCGGGACGCTTGGGCGCACCCATACCCTAACCGGTTTGATGAATGGGCAAAAGGAGGGCCATGCCCATATCAGAATGAGGAGCGGTGGTGGGATTTCGAGTTACGTAAAGACTTATGGAAAGCAGGCCCGCCCGAGATGAGGGACAGCGATTTGATTTTAGCTATCTGCAAAGAGAAGGGCTGGAAGATCAAAGGATATGAGGTTTAACGCCATGACCCTCTGCCCCTCTGCGACTGACTCCTGCGGGACGTTCGACGGCACGGGCGGCGGCGTGGATACGGCGTGTCACATGGGCAACTTGGAGTCGCAACGTTTGGACGCTCAGCTTACTACGGAGGATTGGGCAGGTTGCTATGAAGCGTTAGGGAACACTGAACACAGGGTCGGGGGCTCCGCTAGGTTGGCGCTTGGTTGGGCCAAGATCCTGTTCCTTTTGGGGTAAACATTTAACCTCTCGGCGGCAGGGTCAACTGCCTGGGGTAAGGGGGCGGTCATTGTCACCCGATCAACGGTCGGGAATACGGAGCCAGGGACCGCGCCGGGGGAGGGGGGAGATCATGGGCTGCTTATCGTGGACGTTCTTGGATCAACTGGCGAAGGAGGCAAGAAAGAAAGAACTATATAATTATGATGCAAAAGTAGAGCATGGCGAACACGATTATCTATGGAGTACCTACGCGCAAAAAGAATCCTATTACCAAGGCCAGGCCGACATCCTAGAGGCCCTCGCTAAGGGCGTCAGGGAAGGGGAGGAGGAGATTAAGAAATGGCAGCCAAGTGGTTCCGATGCCCAGACGGGGAAACAATAGAGATCATAAAATGCCTTGCCCCAAACGGATGCCGCATGGGGCAACGATGCGCCACGGTCCCATTTCTGCAACTGATAGGGTTTGATCGTCAGTGGGCAGGGGTATCCCCTTCGAGCGCAGGAAATGGCCCCAGGGCGCTCTACCTGAAAGCCACTGAGTCCTATGTTATAGATCCAAATGATCGAGTGTGGGCCGCGTTTGGCACGTCTACACACAATAAACTGGCAATCCATCATTATACCCGGAACGTCCTAAGTGAAGAAAAATTATCCGACAAGGACATGGCCGGGATTGCCGATGTGCTGGAAACAGACGACCAGGAGTTGGGAAAGTACATCATTACGGACTACAAGACGTGGGGGTCTTACAAGGTAGCTAAAGCTCTAGGGATCTCGGTTGATAAACAAGAAGAAACCGTGTTGGATCAAGATGGAAAACCGGTTATTCTGAAGAGCGGGCCAAACAAGGGTCAACCGAAAACCGTCCAGAAAAGCATCATATCGCAGTCGCCGGCAAAGGTGGATCTCAAGGCGGAGAATCTCCAGATTAATCGTTACCGAATTTTTTTCGAACGCTATGGTTTCCCTGTCTCTCGAATGCAAGTCCAGGCCCTTTGCCGGGATGGTGGAACTTACATAGCCAAGAACAGAGGGATCACTCGTAACCTGTATATGATTCCGATTCAGAGGCTTCTGAATGCCGATGTTCTTAGTTTTTACAAGGTTTTGGCTGATGAAGTTAATGAGGCGTTCAAACATCGGCATGCAAGGCTGTGCAACAATTGGGAGTCATGGGACAGGCGCAGATGCGAGGGTTTTTGTGAGGTGGTTGATGCCTGTAAGGAAATGAGTCGGAAGGCCAACGAACGATGGGGACTAATCTAAGGGAGGAACATCATGGGACTGATCGTAAAAGACAAACTAGACGGCGGCAATTATGAACCCATCCCGGCAGGGATGCACCAAGCGGTATGCTACGGGGTGTACGACCTCGGAACGCAACATGATACCACATGGGACAAAGACATTCACAAGGTGCTGATTCAATGGGAACTGCCGGATGTTTGGATCGACCTGGAACGGGACGGGGAGAAGGTCAACCTGCCCAGGGCAATCAGCAAACAATACACCCACAGTCTTCACGAGAAAAGCAACCTCCGGAAAGACCTGGAAAGCTGGCGCGGGCGACCGTTTACGGCCCTTGAACTGGAAGGATTTGACCTGACCAAACTTCTCGGGGTCAACTGCTCCATCCAGGTCATGCACAAGGAGAAAAACGACCGGACCTATGCCAACATCACCGCGATTGTCCCATTGATGGCGGCAGTACCCAAAAAGACACCTGAAAACGAACCGCGCTATTACAGCTTCAGTGAGGGGGGACCCATTCCACCCAGCACGCCTGAATGGATCTGCAACATCATCATGGAGTCCAAGGAGTGGATGGCAGAGATGAGCGGCGGCATGGGGGCTTCAGAAGACAACCCGCCTCCGCCTGTCGATGACGATATTCCGTTTTAAACAAATCATTTTTCACTTAACAAGGGTATGAGGTTTTGTTATGGTAAGTTTGTCTGAATTCATAAACTAGCGCGAGGCGGCGACATGCCACAAAAATCACCCATTAATCCGCAAGCAACCTCGGTCCCCGGAAGCGGTAACGCCCCGGCAGCGTTCTAGTTTACGCTAAGACAGGACCGAGGTTTTTTTTGACAGGAAACAGATGAAAATTACAGATAAATCAACCTATTGTTCCAATTGTGAGCAAGATGTTGAGGTAGAGATTTACGAGACTCCCGAGTCCGTGCATTATGGTAAGGCTACCTGCCCAATTTGCCGTAGATTTCTTACTTGGGTAAAGAAGCCCGATAACAACCAAAAACGGCCTAATAATAAATACCTACCCAAAAAGTTATGCATCAATTATTGCCAAATTTGCGGAAGGACTGAGGCCAATCTTTATCCAAAAGAAGTTTTCATATCCCATCATCTGATCCCTATTTCTGAAGGTGGGGTAGAGAGCCAAAAAACATCCTTGTTGTATGTACGGCTTGCCATAGCATCGTGCATTGGTGCCGAAGAAATATATCAGTCAATAGGCGATTAAAAATTGAGACAGATGAATTAGATGCACCTCCTTGGGAATAGCTCCGTGGAGAAGATAGATGGCGACAGATCGACAAATTATGCAAAATGCGTTAGGATACGCGAAAAAGGGAATACCAGTATTTCCTTGCGTAAGAGAAACAAAACACCCATATACTAAGCTAGGGTTCAAAGAAGCAACAACCGATTTAAACCAGATTATCCGCTGGTGGGGAGATCACCCCGGGGCTTCAATTGGTATGCCAACCGGCCCTGCAAGCGGAAAATGGGTGCTTGATGTTGACGAGCCAGGGGGGTCAGAAAGTCTTTCGGCATTGGAAAATGAATATGAAAAGCTACCAGATACACTAATGCAAATAACGGGTGGCGGAGGATGCCAATTATTTTGGATATGGCCAACTGATAGAATAATCCGCAATTCTGCAAGTAAAATTGGTCCCCGGTTAGATGTCAGGGGGGATGGAGGATATGTGATTCTTCCACCGTCCGGGCATCCTTCCGGCAAATGGTACGGATGGGTAGGAAAGCATCCATTGATAGCAGCTCCAGAATGGCTCTTGTTTTTGGTCGAATCAAAGCCGGAAACAAGCCTTCAACAAGCTCAAAATTTACTACCCAACAGTAACGGAAAATCGTCCTACGCGAACAAGGCTTTTGCTTCCGAATTGGTATCCCTAACATCTGCCCCACTCCACACTCGAAACGTTACTTTGAACGCCTCAGCTTTCAATCTTGGGCAGTTCGTTGGTGCCGGATTATTAGACAAAGGCCACGTTGAAACCGCCTTATTGGCGTCTGCCGTTGGAATCGGGCTTGAGGAAAAGGAAGCTAGGGCCACAATCGCCAGTGGATTGTCAGGTGGAATTTTGAAACCCAGAGAGTTTAGTTTCCTTGAGGATAATTTAGAAGTTGCGACGGTAGGAGATGATCCATGTAAGCAGGAGGCTCTTGATGTAAGCCTAGATGATGACAAGAAAGCCTATGTAAGCAATGTAAGCAGTTGTAAGCAAATGTTGGCAGGATGTAAGCAGGATGTAAGCACGTGTAAGCAGGAACCTGTTAATAGGAAACCAAACAGCCTCGCGGTAGCCATAGAAGAATGGGTAATAAATTCAGTCGGTTGTTTCACCGTTGAACAGCTAGATAGGGAGTTTTGCCTTACCACCCGAGGGCAGAAAAACAACCGTTCTGTCATACTTACAAGACTAGTTCTATATAATAAGATAAAGAGAGATAAGAAAAAGAAGGGAATGTACTACGTCACCGACACCCATGTCGAGTGGCTAGATCTAGACGCAGAGGTGGAAAGGGCTTTCCCTATAATTTTGCCCTTCGGGCTTCATGAAAAAGTTTTAATTCCTCCCCACAGCATCATCGTCTTAGCTGGCTCGTCAAACGCAGGAAAGACAGCCCTCATTTTGAACACCATCCATATAAATCTCCATCAGGAATATCAGATTGATTATTATATGTCCGAGATGGGTGGTTCGGAATACAAAAGCCGGATAAAGTGGTTTGATCGTCCCATGTCGGACTGGAAAAAGGTTCGAGTGGCGAGCAAAAGCTATGACTTTGATGCGGCAATCCAACATTTCAATCCCGATGGTCTTTCATGTGTCGATTATCTGGAAGAAATTGAAGGAGAATATTTCAAGATTCCATCCTCAATTCGGGCTATATATGATTCCCTCAATAATGGGGTAGCCATGATTTGTATTCAGAAAAAAAGCGGAAGCGAATATGCCAGGGGTGGAGAGGCGACTGGTGAGAAAGCTCGGCTTTATATGGCACTTGATAATATAGCTGTTTTACCTGATAGCATTGTCTGTGCATTAAAAATAATAAAGGCAAAGCATTTTATAGGAACCAATATTAATAGGCATGAACTTCACTTTAAAATAGAAAACGGGTTCAAGCTGACCACACTTGGGGCATGGCAGAATAGCGCAACAGTAAACCGTGAGGCCGTGGCCAGGAAACTAGAGGCAGGAGATGAAGACCCAGACTTTTATGTTAGGACCATGGGTAATGTTCAAAAACGTATAACAATTAATCAAATCGAAAAATGGCAGGCTAAGTTTCAAAATATCAATGTATTTAAAGAAATGCAGCGAATATCAGAGGACAGTTATTTAAGAGATTTTATTAAAGACGGGACCGGGTTCTTTTTCCAAGTGGCAGGTATTTTAAATAAGAAAAACGATGAGGCAACTTCTAGGTTAAATACCGATGGAGGAGAGAAAAGGCTATGGGCGGATTAAATAACGATCTAAATTGGCCGATAGTAGTGGTGATCTTGGGCATTTGTGCCCTGGCGGGATGGTTGTTTTACGTTTTAGTAGCTTTGGAGAGGTGAACCATGAAATTCAACGACTGGCTTGGCTGGTGGATTGCTGCATGGATGGACCTGATATGCGGACTCATATCTGTAATTACGTTTTGCATGTGGAGGCCATGGTGGGATTTTAGCATAAGGGCATGGTGGGGTGCGCGGAAGCTGACGGGGGTGGCGAAAGGGGGTGAACCACATGGGGAATAAAAAGTCTATCAAGTGGCATGAGGAAACCATTAGCGATCTCGAACTATCAATGTTGAGGCAAAGGGATATAGTCGAACGCGAAAAGGCCGAGCTTCAACGGTTTTATGACCGCTTTACGTTTTATCGTGACCAGATTGCGGCGGCGAAAAAGAAGGACATGGACGGCTTCGACCGGGACCGCTTCATGGTGAAGAGGGGGAAGAAATGACACTTGACGAGTTTGTTGATATGATCCTACGTGACATACATAATTTTAGACAGTATTGGGAAGAACAACATGTAATTAGCCCGAAATTATATCCGCTAGCGTTGCCAAAAGATAATGTTGGGGAATGGTGGGAAATGTTTATGGAGTTTAGCCATGATGAAACGTAGTGAGACCCGCCCCACCTGGACCGGCCTGCCCGACCTGGAAGAACCCGACCGTTACGACGGGGGGGATAGACTCGCCCGGGAGAACGAGCGCAACCTCAGGGCCAGGATAGGGGACGACCTGTATAACTGGCTTGACCGGGAAGACCCGAAAGAGCCGTATTGGTATAAACCAGGGATGAGAATACATGAGGGGTTGAAGGGAGGAGCGCCATGAAGTCGTGCGGGGAGTGTGAGCATTTCAGAAGTGACCTTCATGTGTCGTGGGGAAATTGTGACGCTCTTGTACCGATGTGGGCTTTAACCGGATGCCAAATTACCGTATATGCGGCTGTATCGCCAAAAGAGGGCCATGACCGCAACTTTGCCGAACAGGGCTGTGAGTGTTATAGGGAACGGCCCGAGAAGGCGTCAGATCGCCACGAGGCTGAGAGTTCTGGTGGTCAGTGTGGAAAATGACGTTGGAGGGGTGAATTCGCAATGTGGGGCATCCTGGGCGCAAACAATCAACCTACAACCTACAAGGAGGGAATGACATGGCAAGTATCGGCCCGATAGTGCAAGCGGAAGTGGAAAAGTTGATTCATCACACTCTCGATACGTACAGGGACGACATAAACGAGGCGTTTCTCCTGTCTGAGGCAGGGATAAGCGTCGGCCTATCGGTCGCCCTCACGCCTGGGACCGGAGGCGTGGTGGATTTCGAGGTAGGCATATCGTTCGTCAAAGGGCTAAAGGTCAGAGACAAGTTCAAGTCATCGGCAAACGAAAATCAGATGAACTTGATTGAGGTCAAATCATGACAACACATCCGATCAAGACGGAAGCTGAGCTTGAGGCATACCTGGATAAGTTCCACCAGGTTATGAAGGGTCACAACAGCGGGGGCGCGAAAGGGGGGAACCTTACCCCTTCCGAACCCGAAACGTCAAACGCCGACCCCGGCCCGGAAGCTAGGCTCTCCGGCAAGATCCAGAAATATTGCAAGGACAAGGGCTACCCGTGCCAAATCAACCGGCAGTCTCGTAAGGCGTCGGGGATGCTCACCCCAGGCTGGCCGGACTGTACCATCCTGGCTCCTGGGGGCAGGGTGCTATTGGTGGAACTCAAGGCGGCAAAAGGCAGGATGTCAGACGAGCAGAAGCGGCTGAAACTTCAAGCAATGGCGTTGGGGCATGAGGTTCACGAGGTGAGGTCGTTTCGGAAATTCCTTGAAATAATACTGGGGGGATGAAATGGAAGTCATCTGCGAGAATTGCGGAGGGATCATCAAGGGCGGCGTGTATAATCAACGCTGGTGCCATGAGCCTGAGTGCGAGAAACTCAGGGACGCGGCGGACGCTGAGGCTCAGGCCCGGCGTCGGGAGAAGGCCAGGGGCGGAAAGCGGTATTATACCTGCCGAAACTGCCGGGGGAGATTTGAGCAGGACGGTGACGATAGGACTGCCCGGAAATGGTGTGACGCCCCCGAGTGTCAGGCGGCGAAGGAGGTCCACTGGAAGAGGGCAAAGCGGAAGTGGGCAAGACAGAATCAGCAGACAAAGGACTGGTACAAAATAGCCCATGGTGAACGGGTCAGCAGATGTCAGAATTGTGCGCGCAAGACGCCAAATCGCTTGGGGTTATGCGACACATGCCGCAGGGAGGCCATGGCAAGGGACGGGCTGGACGGGTTCGTGGGAAACATGGAGTGCGCCATGTACTCGGGCATTACGGAAAGCATGGAATTTTAAAAGGGGATAAGCTATGAAAGTAAAAAGTATTATATCTGCTATCGACAAATACAATAGGTTGAAAGTCGTTCTGGATGAACTGCAAAAATTAAAGAGCGCTATTGGTGAATATTATGATAGTCCAGAGATAAAGGAAATGCATTTTGATGATGAGGCTACTTGTTGTATAGAAGCGATTCGTAGGCTAATTGATGATAACATAAACAGTACAAGAGAGCGGATCAACGGGCTGGAAGTATTATAGATCCTGTTATTAATGGAACTCTTTAGATATTAAGTATAAATAGGCATCAAAGTTATGAATTAATATTTATTTCCAGTGGAAGGGCTCAGGGTCTATGATCCCAGAGACGATACATGGAAAGTATCGGATAACCCTGCGCTAGTAATGGCGCACTTGGCCTGCTCGGGCCAAATCAAAACATCTTGGAGACTCGATAAGTCGCTTGACAATAAATTTTGGGATAGTATTTCTAAATTGGCTGATTATTGCGATGGAATGATAGATAAACATCCTTAAGGGGCGATAGGCAATAAAAAAGCCCTGGGGTGGATGCCCAGGGCTTTGAAATATTTAAAGGACAGGGTTGATTTCTTCAACCGTCCAGTCGGGGAAATCTGATGAATAGTCCGGATGATATATTTGGCCTGGCCCTTGCCCAATGACATTGTTGGCAAGGTGATGATAACGGACGGCCCTGGCCCTATCTCTCATGGCGGAGATAATGGCTCTATGCTTGTCGCATACCTCAACTACGCCGTCATGTTTTCCTATCCAATACGCAACGGCGATAAGTCCGTCAATTCCTTTGTATTCTCCGTTGAGAGCTTGTGATATTTTTGTTTTCATATCCATTTTTCCCTCCCCTATACCCTTGCCCATACCACGGACAGGGCGCAAAGTGTGATACCTCCCATGTTGACCCACGGAAACGACGCGCCCTCGTTTGTGCATAGGATGACGCCGGCGATGAACAGCAGGCCTATGCAAAAGTGTTTCATGTTAATCCTCCATGACCAGGACGTTGTCAAGCGGCCCGGCGAGCTTGATGGATTTCAGCTTGTTAATGTCCAATGAGACTTCGATCCAGTTTTCTAATCTTTCCACGCTTTTGATATAGCGGGCGACAATAAGCCCGCCTGCCTCAACGATCAACACGCGGTCCCCGGCAACCAACTCCCTCCCCATTTTCATTTTCATGAGTTCCTCCCTTCCGCCTTAGCAACGATGGCCCTTGCGCTCAGCAGCCATGCCGAAATGATGGCGTCCCCTTCGGCATTGGCGACCTCTACCCTGGCGATAGCAGCCCGGAGGCAGTCCAACATCTCCGGAGCGGAGGCGATGAGGCGGGCGTTGGCTTCGATTTCACGCGGGGCAGTAATAAGGTGTTTTGCTTCCGCGATTTGCCCATTCAGGTCTCGGCCGCCAACATCCATGATTGGGCCATATCCTTTCGCATCGGTTATCACATACCAGTAGTCCAGGCTCAATTTATGAGTTCTAAAAACTCTCCATGGTCCCGGTGTATGTTCCATGATGTTCCTCCTGTGCCCCCCGGAGCGGGGCGGGGTGGGGGTTATTCCCAGGTAAAAACCCGGTTCGATCGCTCGCAATCCGTCCGTGTGAGGTATTGCCCGGCGGAATACTCCGTATCATTTCGGATAGAATGCCATCTCCACCATCCCTCTCCCCTTGTGCAACCCTTATCATAACGACTCACCGGTAGTGCTTTTGACATCGGTTTCCGCTTCGGAGCTGTTAAATTCCGAAGGGATGGTTTTGTACGATTCCTTAACTATGAGTCCAAGCGCGGATAGCTTTTTACGGTCAACAGAGGTCCTTTTGTCGTTGTAGGTTCCTGCTCCGGTCGCGTGTACTGCGCGAGCTTGGTCCCGGATAGATATCAGCATTTCAACGCAAGCTTCGATTTCGGCCTTCTCTTCGATCAAGCGACAGATGTCGGCCTGCATCCGAGTGATGACTTTGTCGTAATGCTGCATCAGGCTCATGCCGGACCTCCTGTCATCTGGTGACATTCGCTACATTCAAGGTCAACCTGCGGGCACGTAGCCTCGACCGGTATTTCCACAACACCTTGCCATGCGTGGCTGCATGTGCTGCATATGCAGGGTCCTTGCCACCACCAAGTGTCACTTGAAAATCCCCCCGCTGTCCTGATCGCTTGCCTGAGTTCGTGGTAAAGGTCCATGTCGTCGTGGTTGAAATCGCAGGCCAAGGAGCATTCTTCCATCCACAACAACAGCTTTTGAGCAACCTTGAGTAGGGGCGGAGCTGCACAAATCAACCTTGCGTTTTCGATCTTGTAGTCTATTGGCTCAAGGTTGCATATAGCACGATCTCGGTGAGGACTTACGATAACTCCAAAATCGTCGCCAGGGTTGCCACCATACCCTATCGTCCACGGCTGTTCTGTGGCATCATAGACCAACATTGTGGGATCGGTTCGGATCATGAAACACCTCCTGTTTCTCAAAAAGGTTTGTGAGTGGTTTTGCTTGCTGTTCATGCAACCAGTCAAGCATTGCGAAGACATTTCGCTTACTTACGTGTTGGATTGCTCCGTTGTAAATACCCCACCCTTTAGGGTAGAATCGGAGGACAAAGCCTGTTTTTACGTGCGGACCTTTGAGGCAGTCAATGGGGCAATCTGCATAGTCGTAGATATTCGTGATTCGCCCTGTTAAATTCGTTCTGCCGTTTTCTGGCTCCCCGGTGATACTGCGCCCATCCGCCCTGACTATTTTGTTGCGCCTGTTTCCATTCCACACTGTATTTCTGCATTTTTGCGCCCTCCCCTGTTAGTGTTTGTGACTGCCTTTTACATAAGCAACCCTCATGCCAATACATAACCTATTGATATTATTGACTGTAGCCTATTATATACGGATACATAGTATCCATATACTTGATCCAGGTTATATATAATATTAATATCCTGTTATGCAAATTGAATCCAAATATATCAAAACTGGATACCCGTTCCCTGGGTACAAAGTATCCGAAAGTACAATATTTTGTACTCAGTTCAGTTTTTGAACGGATTTCACTTGACAGACTCAAAAAAACCTGATAAATTATTCTTATGGGATACAGGATACAGGGGATAGGATACTGCGTATGGTAAGGCACTGTAAAGCCTGCCATACAAAAATTGATAACCCAACTGTCCTATGCTCAAACTGTCTCTCAAAGTATTATCAATACAACGATATTGACAACTACCTGCTCATGGACATGGTAATTAAAGGGCAATCAGACATGGTAGGCATCCTTGATGGCAACTTTGTTTGGAGTGAGTTTGATCCCTGGAAATGGGATAACTACTCAAAAATATCTAACTGGGACTCTAAAGACATAATTTCTATATCCACATTGTCTATTATAGGTTAATATATATATATTAGCATGTATAGAACAGACCATACTAGGAGAGATTTGAATATAGCTGAAATGTATTGCGATGGCCAGTCTACATTAGATATAGCTAAATCAGTAGGATTATCTAACCAGCGTATCTCTCAGATCCTCAATACCGATCAAATCAAGCAGATCGTTGATACAACCCTGCGTGGATACCTCGCACATGCCCCAGTAGTCAAAGACAAGTTCCTAAAGCATATCAGCTCAGACGACGATAAGATCTCCCTGGATGCCATAAAGGAATGGCACAAAGTAACACGGTTATCATCCCCACACACAGACGTTCATCTCCTGAATCAGATATACGTAGACAACCGACAGACCACTGTTACCCCTGCCGATGCTCGCGTCACTGACGCATTCAGCTCATGGTACCTCGCCCAGGGCCAGGGTGATACGGATGACCCTAATATAATAGATGTAGGTGATAATGCCGAGTGTCCGATACCAGGTGTTATGTCAACTAATTCCGGGGCTAGTTTAGAGCCAGGGGCAGAGGGTACATTGGTTGATTCTGGGGTTTTTGAGGCGCCAGAGGGAGAGAGCGGTGAGGGTACGTAGGGCGCCCCAGGCGTACAGGCAGGAGGACGACCGGGGGCAGGAGCGAGCCGACCGTCCGGTACGTAAATATCTGCTCCGGGACAACACAAAAGGGCCAGAAGCGACTGTTGCAGAAAGCTACACTAAGGCAAAAGGTGGAATGATATGACTGGACTGCTTGACTATGCTATGAGCAAATACGCTACGGGTAAGCCTAAGACCGACGCTTACTACCAGGCTTACTTGGGGAAGACACAGCAACCTGCGATGACGGATCAAAGCGGGTACGACCTGGCGAAGGGATTGGACGAATGGGCTGCGGAAAATGTCAAGAACCAGGCTGTGGGATATTACGGGCCTGAAGACCAGTCGGTTTATTATGATGAGGAAGGTAATTTTAATTCAGAGCAATACATGCAGGATTACATAGCGGGATTATATGACGCGATAGAGACTAGTGGAACTAGCGGAAATTATGGTAATGCTCAAAGTGTGGCACAGATACAGGGATGGTATTCTCCGGCATACGCGAGCGAAGAGGATTATGCCAAGTTAGATGAATTGATGAATTTATGGAATACGGGGCAATTTGTACAGTCTGACCCGTCTATGAGCGAGGATTACGTAGCCACATCAAATGATTCAGTAATTGAGATGGCTTACGGGCAGTCTGGGAATGGGTATGTGGCGGTATATGATGCTAGTGGGAATTTGCAAATGATACCGGAGGCTGTCTACAACGAATGGATAGCTAATGGTGCTCAATATGACTCTGGTGGAACTACGGATTATGCGGAGGGAATGACATCACAAGAGCTTTATGATTATGTAACGAATGTGTTAGGTTACGATATTAACCAATGGTGGGATATATATAGCGGTTTATTTACTTTTTAATGAATAAAAAGATGGGAATAGGGAATAAAAATTGATGTGAGGAATCATGAGATTGCCGTGGTTTGGGAGGGATGCTGAGCTTGAGGAAGAGGACCCGGACGACCTCCGTGAGCATGAGATTACGCAAAGGGCTATCGACCTCCTGACTCGAAGTAGGATGGAGGGGTACGAGGGGGTCATAAACGGGTGGTTTACCACGGATACATGGAGGGAGGCGGCACGACGGGCACGGGTGGTTCAGGAAGCGGGGGTGGAGGTGCTGACGGCACGGGAGTTTATGGAGGCTTACGAGAGATATAACGGGGGAGAAAATGGTGGGGGAGGGTAGTGATGCCAAAAGTAGAAAGCATGATGTCATATAAAAAGGTAAGTGGTTGCAAAAATATTAAAGTCCCGAAGTTAAGTCCTAAGACATTACATATTAATAACTTGTTATACGGTTTTAATGATTATGATTTAGTTACGTTTTTTCCGCCTATAGTTTATCCAGAATTATATCATGAACCTAAGAAAAAATGGTCTATATTTAAATGGTAGGCCGAATGATATTTGATAATATACAAATGGGGGCATTGTACCAATTCCATATTTGGAATAATGAATACAATGACATGGGTGAGAAAATAGAACCAAGTTATTACACAAAAATGATAAAGATTCAACGCAACGATGACATACCGATCAACATCCCATTGTATATTTTGGAGCAGTCTGTTCTGGCGCTGAAAAACGGGGGTATCGTAGAATAAGGGGCTTAATAATGGGGGGGCTGTTCTTTATCATAGGGCTTCCGAGGAGCAGGACGGCATGGCTGGCGAACCTGTTCAACACGGAAAGCGTGATGTGCTACCACGACATCCTTGCAACTTATGAGGATAAGGATATTGAGGGAGTGCTGCAAACTACGTACGATGTTTACGGGAAGAAGTATGTAGGGGTTGCGGACACTTATCCGGTGAAGGCCCTTTGCTTGCGACGGATGCTTCCTGAGGCTCCTATCGTGGTGGTGGAACGGGAACCGGCTGAGGTGGTCTACAGCATGACACGGGCGTTCCCTGAGATCATGGGAGATGCAAGGGTACTTGGGGAGTTTCGGAAGTTTATTATCGCCTCGCTTGAGGCTCTTGAGTTTATCAAGAAGATGAAGGGGGTTACGGTCTTTCAGTATGGGGACCTGGAACAACCTGAGACGGTGAAACGGATATGGGGACTGTGCTGCCCGGATGTGCGGTTTGACGATAAACGGGCTAACTTCTTACAAGGGATGAAGGTAACGGTAAATTATAGCACGTTCGGTGGGGCGCTGAGCTACATGGCGGCACAAAAACGGTCCTTCAGCGTGACGATACACTAATGCCCAAGAAAATCCATGACGCGCTGGCGAAATCAGCCCGTAAGAAGGGACTAAAGGGGAAGAGAAAAGCGGCTTATATATACGGAACTATGAACAAAATTGAAGGTAAAAGGAGAAAAAAGAAATGAGGGTCTTCGACTATTCAGGAATGCCGCTTAAGAGGGAAAAGCTCATCCCCGGCGATACCATTACGGGCATAAGCTCAAGCACCTACCGGATGCCCATAAGCGCCAAGGACAACTACCGCATTACGGGGGCGAACCTCCTGACGTATGGCAACTTTGCGGCAGGCGACCCGCCTACGGGATGGACATCGGGGGATGCTACACTTGCCTCTGAAACGGCGAATAGGACCAATAGCGGTGGCACTACATGCATGAAGGTGACGGCAACCGATGTCAACGGGCATGGATACCATGACATTGTAACCGTGGCCGGGACCAGATACCGTTTGCGGTTCTATTACAAGACGACTGCCGGGGATACGACACAGTACCGTATCACGAACGCTAGGACGGGGGTGGAAGCGGACATTGTGGCTTATACGGACCTTACGGCGTCAGCATCGGCGTTCTCAAGCGCAGTGGATGTGTTCTTCACGGCGCTGAGTGTGCTGACGACCATCTACTTTGCGTCCAAGGCAAACACGGATGTCAGCTACTTTGACGATGCCTCGGTGTATGAAATTACTGAATATGGCGTAGGCCAGGGCGACAGTTCCAGTGTGACCACGCCGACCATAGGGAAAGAGATATACAGTAAACTTGGTAACTATGCCAAGACTGCCCTTCTTATGGCCGAAACGCAGTCTATCCGGTTCACGATTGACGGTTCAAGCCCATCCAATACTACGGCCCCGGAGCCGAATATGGGTTTCCTGTTGACGGCTGGGAGCAACTACTGGTTGCGCGGGATTGGTGAAATCATGGCCTTTAAGTGCTGTGACGCTGCATCCGGCTCTGCTGGCAAGGTAGAGGTTGTGTGCTATTTTTAAGCTATGGATGATTGGGCTAAAGTAGTAAAAATCCTCATGCAAAACAAGGACAAGCCATTTGTCAAAAGGATTCTTGAGCCTGAAAAATATCCACAAATTGACTACGGGAATGGGGAAGTAGCCTCTCACAAAATGGCATACATGGAGGAAGACGGAAAGTATATCGTATTCCCCACCATACTTCAAAGGGGCGACAAGCTCAAAGAATATGCCCCTGACAAGGCTTTCCAAGAGGTTAAAAAGACAGGCGATTACATAGAGTTTGATAGCGAAGACGATGCGGATTGGTTCAGTAAAAATTACAAAGTAGTTTGGGGAAAACAGAGATAGGGGAGAGAACATGGACGGCAAGGAGATACTTGAAAAACTGGTGGCTATTGTAGGGCCGGAAGTGCATTGGACGAGGTGCCTGTGTGGGCACTTCGAATCATGCGAAGTATGTAATTCAACGAGTGAGTACAATAAATTACTAACAAAACTCCTGAAGCTGATAGACGAATGTAATGGTTGACGCTCCTGCCATAAAGGTTGACCCTCTTCAGCAGGCGGTGCTGAGCAAGTTCAAGCCTCATCCGACGGCGTACAAGTATTTCATGTCTGAGGCCGACACCCGGGCCTTGTTCAAAGGGAATCAGGCAGGTGGGACCGTCGTCTGTATGCTGGATGCGGCCATGAGGCTCCTAGGGATTCATCCTGTCCCCAAGCGGAACAGGTTCGAGAAGCCCATACGGTGCATAAGCAAGTGCCTTCCCAAGTCGGATGATGATGAGGAAAATCAGCAATATGTGGAGTTTAAGCGGCTTTTCCCTACCGAGCTTATCAAGAAGGACGTGACGGCCCGGTCAAGTCAAATGACGGTGAGGGACCGCTACGGGGGGGCAGACAGGAAGATCGAGTTCATGTCGTCTAAGCAGGATATAGACGCCTTTATGTCGGTTCAGCGGGCGGCCTACTACCAGGACGAGGAAATTGACCGTACCAAGTGGGATGAGAACCACATGAGGCTCATCATTGAGGGCGGGGATGTTACTATCAACCTTACTCCTGTCCGTGGCCTTGACTGGACCTTTGACATGATATGGAAGAGGGCCAGGAGGATATACCGGAGTAAAACCATACAGAGGAAGTTTGGGCTACCGGCAGTTGAAGAAAATGATACCACGGCCAGCCTTGAGGCGTTTTGTTGGGCGACTGACGATAATCCGGTTATAAATAAGGATACCATCGAGAGAATCTTTTCCGACATAGACGATGAAGACGAACTCGCCATGAGACGGTATGGGGTCTTTCGGCAAGTGTCGGGCAGGGTGTACAAGAGCTTCGACCCGCTTGTTCATATCAAGGATTTTGACGCCGTATTCAACCCGCGGGAGTTTGCAACATACTGGCATTACCGGATAATTGACTATCACCCCAGTAAGCCCTGGTATGTGAGTTATGTAGCTATCACCCCCCGGCATGAATGGATTGTGTGGAAGGAGCTTGTGGCCCGGCATGACAACGTGACCACGATTGAACTCCGGGACTTGATTAAAGCTGAGTCCCTTATTCCAGAGGATAGCGAGTGTAATCGGGCGACCCTTATTGACCCTTTGTCCAAGATGAAACAGGCGAATACTGGGTATAGCGTGTTTGAGGATCTCCGAAGAGGGGATTACGGGCTCCGAAGGGTAGTCGAGGCCCAGACCAAAAACGAATCTGCCCGTATGAACATCAAACTCAGGATGAAGAACGCCTTGGATTGCAAACGGATGGGGAACAACCTCTTGGCCGATATGGAACCCCCGGACCCGAAGTATGGGTACTACCGACCGACCCTATGGTTTCTTTCCAACTGCAAGGTTCATAGGGAACACTTCACCAACTGGCGACATGTCGAATGGCGACAGGAAAGCGTCAAGGCGATCAAAAGTGTGAAACGGGTGTCGGAGAAATGGTCTGACTTTTGCCGTAATATCGAGTTCTTAGGGGCGCTTAACCCGACTTTCTATGATACCCCCAAGAGCGATTATCAATCTTCAACGCTGTTTCAGGGGAGGAGACGAGCGTATGGATAGATTATTTGCAGCATCGGTATTTAAACACCTTATTCCAGATTTTGATCCCGATATGGATTATGAATGGAGTGAAGATTTTGATACAATGAATATCAAAATACTTCAAGGAAATAAAACATTTATGATACCCAGAAAAGACATCATGGAATTCAAAGCGGAGTTTCTACCCAATGGCTAACAGCAAAGGTGGCGACAGGAACAAGGAGATTGCCTTTCAGTATTGGTATTCTGACATGGCAAAGCGGTATGGCCTTCCACCGGACCCGAACGACCCACGGAATGTGTACGACTACAAGACTGCCTTTGATGAGGGCAATATCAAGGTAGGGGAAGGCGGGGAGCTTCAGGCTAAATACCGGACCCCTAACCATCCTGACCGGTTCAAGAGGACCGACAACGGCAGGTGGTTCGATACTGCCGAAGACAAGCTCATGCCCGAGAACGTCAACTCCATGCTGGAATGGTTTGTGAATCGGCAGAAGACGGCGGCTATGGCCAAACAGCAACAGGCGCAGCAGGGACAGCCCCAGGGCATGCCTGGTGCCGGCGGAGCCCAAGGCGGGGGTGATCCACGCCAAGCCATGATGCAAAAGCTTATGCAGGCCAAAATGCAACAGCAGGGAGGTGGGCAAGCCAGACCACAAATGCAGCCAAGGCCCCAGATGGCCGGTAGGGGGCAGGGTATGCCTCAGATGCAACAGAGGCCCTCTATGGGTGGTATGGGTCAAGGCGGTGGCGACAAGATGCAGATGCTTATGCAGGCCCTTAAAGCGAAGATGGGGCAGGGAAGATGAGCCGATACTACAACAAGGGCAAGACCAAAAAAGCGGACAAAAAACTGAAGTCGGACTCGGACATTCCCGAACTCGTTCAGGAAAGGCTCTTGTCCATCCTGAGCGATGAATGGACGGTAGCGCAGTCCAATAAGTCTAATGAAATCGACGACTTCAAGGAGTATTACGACCTTCTTCATTGTGTCCGCAAGGATAAGCCGAACGAGTGGGAATCGGACATCTTCTTGCCTGAGTTTGTATCACGGATTTTGAAACAGATAGGGAACTTTGTCAGCCAGTATTTTCAGTCACGGGACTTCGTTGAAAACGACATGGAGAGCGAAGACCCCCAGGACATCGCAGAGGCCAAAGCCAGCAAAAAACTCTTGAACAAGCTTCTGAACGCCAAAGACGCCCACTATTTTCAGAAGATCAGCCGTCTCTTAATGTTCGTGTTCATTCACAGCTACGGCATTATCAAGGGGTGCTACGAACAGGAGATCGAAGAGGTAATTGCCGGGTACAACCCACGGGAAGAGGTAGCCTTTGGGGATGATGGTCAACCCCTTGCGGATGACGGGATGCCGTTCTTGGACCCCTACATGCAACGCCCCATGAAGCAGGTTATCCAAGAACCTATCATGCAGAAGGTGGTAAAAAGAGACACCCCCGTATTCGATGTGTACCCTATCCAGAACGTCTTTATGAGTCCGGAATACTCCTATACTCTAAAGGATAAGGAATACATCATTTTCAAGGAGGAAGGCGTACCCCTTGACAAGCTGGAAGCCGAAGCGGCAAGGA